AATTGAAGATGAAGAAAGTGATCCAGATAATGCAAAAGTATATTGCTTACCAGTTGATCCTAACAATCATAACAAAGCTGTAGAAAGCTTTGATGATGAATGGCATAGAGCTTGGTATATAAATGAATGCTGGTATAAGTAATTTGAACAAAATTCTTATTTTAAAAAAGGAGCTGTGAAATATGAAAGATGTGAAAATCGAATACATCGAAAATAAAGCCAGAATTACTGTAGATGGCAAGGAAATTGCATTTGCTACTAATACGATCACAAAGAAAGTAGCAGAGAGTTTATTAATAAATTTAGATCAAGCTGGAGCTATTAATCTAATCATTGAAAACTAAACAAAAGCGTTATTTGAATAGAAAAGGGGAGTTGAGAAGTGAACAAAAAGGAATACGTCGTTTATAAAGGTGAATCGCTCGTATGTATCGGGACTATACAGGAGTGCGCTCAACATATGGGCGTACTTCCTAAAACAGTTCACTTTTACTTGACGCCAGCGTATCAAAGGAGATTGGCGAGGAGGAAGAAAGCGCGGAACTATTTAACTGTTACGGTACTTGAGGAAGATTAGTATAAAAATTTCATTTTGTAGAAAAGGAAGATGCTAAATGTACTTTATGGAAAAAGAAGAAGACTTAATTGGGAAAGAAATAGCTTTTACACACATGGCCCAATTCGCTGAAGCTATTACAATCGTTACAAAAGATAAAGGAATCTTAGTAGTGAAACAATGGTCAGATGATGATATGAGTGAAATCAATGTGCATGGTAAATATCAGGCAAGGGTCTATGTATTAAAACATAATTGGATAAGAAAAACATTGCATGAAAAAGGGATAATCTCTCACGAAGAAATTGAAGAATACGAGAACGAAATACGCCTAGCGCAGCAAAAACAACAAGAAGAATCTAAAAAAAGACAAGAAGAGCAAGAAAGAAGAGAATATGAGCGTTTGAGAGCAAAGTTTGAGGCTCCTGATGACGTTGTTTATTACGGAAGCGGACATCCTTATAACTAAAAGAGCAGCTAGCAAAAGCTAACTGCCTCTTGTACAAAAAGAAGCGCTGCACTTACAGCAATGATTTGTAACCTAAAGTTACAGCTATAGTATAAACAGGATTGGAAATATTATGCGGGTTAAAGGATAAGTAAGAACTCAATAAAAATTTCATTTTGTAGAAAAGGGGAATGGATATGAAAGCACAGGACATTAAAGAAGATAAAACACTTTGGGAAAAGAAACATCTTGAAGGTGTAGGTAAGGTGCTTCTTGTTGAAGAGAGTTATTACGACAGTATCGTTGAAACAGTAGCTAAGTTAGAACAAGAAAATAAAAGAACAGCTAGCAAAAGCTAACTGCTCGGCTGTCTCTCCGTGGGGAGCGGAGAAAGGTTAGGGATTCATTAAATGAGTTCTGGCTATTGCCTATCTACAGTATTGACAAAAGATTGAGTTTTATTCAGGGGAGGAATGATGAATGAAATGGATAGATATTTTAATACAACCACATAAAGATAAAATAGAAATTTTAAATGAAGAAATAAAAGAATGTAAAGATGATAGCGTGAAGAAGTTCTTAATCGCATTGAAAAGAAAAAGTGAATTTGAAATAGATAATTATAACAGTTGGAGGTAGAGGGAAATGGATAAGAAAGTAACGATTCCAAAATTAGTAGCAGAAGAATTATCTCAAAAGCTAGAAAGGTATGGGAAAGAAGGAGCCGCATACATGATGCTTGAAATGTGTGACAGCTCCAATGATGCTACATATGAATGGCTAAGCACAAAAGGAAATGTGGTTAAACTAGCATCTGCAATAGAGTTTGGGTATGAGATTCAAGAGGACAAACTGTTAAAACGATATCAGTGGAGCAAATCTACAGCTGAGACATCAAAAGATAATGAGGATGTCGATACATCTTGGCACATAGGACATTACGTAGGAATAGAGGATGCACTTGATATCTTAGGAATCACGATTAAGGGAATTAATGATCAAAACTCAACAAAATAATCCTTTTAATAGAAAGTGAGGAATAACAATGGGACAAGGAAACCGAGGGATGGCGTTTGAAAAGCTTATTAATCTATCGAATGAAATGTATCAAAGGGAGGGAGTGGCGCTTATAAACAAGCGTCCGACTCCTGTGAAGGTGGTAAAAAGTAAAAACGGACGAGTAGTAAATGGATTCTATGAATCTAAGAGTACAGTGGACTATGATGGCGTGTATAAAGGACGAGCTATTGCATTTGAAGCGAAATCAACAGAGAGTCTTACACGATTTGATTTAAAGAACATTGCACAGCACCAATTAGATTACCTGGAGAAAGCGGAAAAGATGGGAGCTGTGTGTTTCTTCCTTATAGAGTTCAGCAAGGATAAGACAGTATTCTTGGTACCAGCAACAGTGATTCAATCTTATGTAAGGATGTCACATCAGCCAAATGGGAAGAAGTCGATTCCAAGAGCAGACTTTGATATTTATGGATACTTGGTAGATCAGACAGAACGAGCGCCAGTTGATTATTTACAATACATTGATGAGCAAGGATTAATTCCAGGGGTGCTAGATGGGATGGTTCAGATAGATCAGGACCATGCGAGGATTACAAATAACATCGAAGCAGCGAAAGAGAAGATGAGCAATAGGAAGAGAAAAATATTAAAGGCCTAATGGATAGCGGAACGATGGCGAGTAGATGGTGGGGACTACTTACTAACCGTCGTTCCCTTATTCAGAAGATAGAGAGTAAAATTTCACATACCTGATGTGAATTAAAAATAACAAAATTACAATAGGGGGATTACAGATGGAGCAATTATCATTCTTTCCGGAAATCACGAATGAGGAGTACAAAAAGATACAGAGGGAAGTGGCAAAGGCATTATTCAACTATAGAGCTTTAAAAGTTCGTATGATTAATCAGGAAGAGTGTGCAGCAGAGAATATCAGTAGTCCCTTTGTTGAAATACGTAATACAAAGAAAATAAAGGATATAAAGTACATTCAAATTAAGAGATCGTTAGAACATGCTTTGGATCCAGAACAGAGAGAAATTATTGAGAGGAAGTATCTTAATAATGGATTAATGAGCGATAAAGCTGTAAAGGCACAAATGATGATAGAGAATAACTGGTTCTATACACAAAAGAGACATGCGATTATGGCACTCGCTGAATCATTACTAATTATATAAATGGGGGAAGAGAAATGAATGCAAAAAGGTTAAAGTCTTACGCGAAAATACAGGAGAAGAAAGCAGAACTATTTGAAAGGAAGTTTCTTGATTATAGAAATAAGATGCTTAAACTCTATTATTTAGTAGACGACGAAGCATTGAGAAAGGATATAAAATCATTTTTGCAAGATGAACAGGGTGATATAGCATTTGGTTCAATAGAAGAATGTTTTGAGTGAAAAACACGGATAAAACGCGGATAAATTAACGATAAAGGAGCGGATAAGCAAATGCACGATTCGAATTATCATTATCTTACAAGCTCATTAAAGAGCTTTGGACAGCCCTTTGACAACCGCATATCGAAAAGGTCTAGTACACCTATAGTGGAACGTTCTTATGCGAGAATGTCACAGGAACGTATACCGCATCAAAAAAGGGGCGGGCAAGGCGGTAAGAACCCGCAATGAGACGAAAAGACCAATTAATGATGACATATTCCAGTGTGGCGGGTGTGAGATAACTCGCATTCGTCATACTGTTTCTATTGTATTTATCATTCAGCTCAGGAGTCGTCCCCTGGGTTGATAATAAATATAATACTAGATGCCGTGTCTATGATTTCTACATTTGAAAATGAAGTGGGTGATGGTTCATATGATTGAATGAATCGCACATTTCAAAAAACTGTAGTACAAGAACAAAATCTTCGTCGATTTGAACGGCATTACACTTTCTAGTGATTACTGCGAATCTTCACTAGGCAGAGAGCTTCCGCTCTTTGTTTGAGCAAACATGAGGCAGTTCCCCCTCTGTCACCTCCACATGTTTGTTCACGCAAGAAGCGGAAACTTCTTGATACAAATCATTTTCATGGGTTGGAAATGATGTCTACGGACGTAAAACGAGGAGAGCTTTCGCTCTTTTCTCGGTCACTGACGTAAAGCGCGTAGCTTAAATGATGATTGCGGTGATCGAGAAAAGAATGAGAGTAATCTTATTCTTGAAGAGATACTTTTTGCCGTTTGTTATCTCTCTTCCATCCCCTCTAGAGCTGTCACTTCGGTGATGGCTTTTTATTTTGTAGAATGTATAGATATTATGAAAAATAGTAAGAATGGTAGCTAATGTCATACAGGAATTTTTTGTTAGCAAGGGAATATGTTATATAGTACAAGCTGTATAACATATGTTATACTCAGTTTGATACACAAAGGGGGAATTGGATTATGTTACGTATAAAAGATAATCCACTAATTAAAAACAATAACGATCAAAATGACAACATCATGATTCTCGACAGTGAAGTTTATGATTTCTGGAAAAGCGAGGAAGATGACCTGTATGACGACCTCATCGAATGAACAAAATTTCACTAAGCGAATTGGAGAAATCTGGCTTATGAAGGTAGCTTTCATTGAAGACCCTTCTCAATTTAAACCTCGTCCTGTAGTGATAGCGTCCGAAAATGAAGTGTATCCACTTGAAATTCAAGCGACTCCTATTACGACGCAAGGGACGAGGGATCCTTATGATATTAAGATTGAGGAGTGGCGAGAAGCTGGACTGAGAGCTCCTTCTGTAGCTAGAACCTTCAAAACTTTCCCTACAGTAAAAGGGAAGTTAATTAGACCGTTAGGAAAATTGACACCGGAAGACTTACATAAGATATTACTAGCGTGCCAACGTAAACATAATATTCCTGGATTAGTAGATTGATAGTTACGTAACTAGGAAGAGAAAAAGCATCCATAACGGGTGCTTTTTTTCTTTGTTATATAGAAATTACACATTAAACGTGAATTTAAATGAACTGGATATTTGAATAGGAGGATGAATGATGGAGGAAAGAACAATTAAGTTTGAAATTGTAATTGAAGGTGAGTGTACACCAGAAGAACAATCTAAAGTTAGAAAAATGTATGATTTCGTAAATGAATATGCAGATGATAAAGGTTACTCAGCTATTATGACAGCAGGCGTTAAAGAATTGATGGAAAAAGAAGAAAAGAATACTGTTGCTGTTAAAGTAGATGTTGATACATCAGAAGCGTTAAAACAAATGAGGGAAGTTACTGAGGCTGCTAATGAATGTGTGGCTGCATTAGAAAAGTTGGAGAGACTAACTAATAAGTTTTCTGGTTTCCCTCAAGCAAGATTCGTCAATATTAGTCCTCATGAAGATAACCGTGTAAGGACAAGTTTTTGAAACCAATAGCAATTATCCTAGGCGCTGCTGTAATCGGTATGGCGTCTTATTTTATTTTGAGGAGGAAGTGATGGGAATGATTAAGTTTAATGGAATACAAGATATACAAGTAGATAAAGAACGGCAAAAACAAGAAGGTATAAGAAAATTAGAAATAATGTTAACAGAAGAAGGCGAGGTTGGTACCGTATCAATCGAACGTTATCCTTTCGCATGTAACTGGGGTGATGAAGAGGAAGTGATGGGATGTTTTGGTTAGGAGGACTTACAGGATATCTTGTAGGTACGCTTTTTACTTTATTGGTGATTTACTTCGGATATCGGATTGGTGAGATGAGTCGGTATTGAAGGAAATGGAACAGTTGAAAGTGATAATGGATGATAATAGAGAGCCTAATAGAGAATCATTAAAAAATGTGAGAAGTAAATTCTCTGAATATATAGAGAAGAAAGGTAAGGGTTGAGGTAATGAGCAAAGAAGAAATGATTCATTTCATCATTGAAGGCGGAAAAGAGTTTGGTGAAGATTACAGTCTTAAAGAGTTAGAGAAGATGTCTGATGAAGAATTGAATAAAGAAGTTGAATGGGTAGATTATCTGTTGGGTAAGTAATCCTAACAAAACAAACAACTCAACGAACAAAAATAGAGATAGTTAACAAAATACAGGGTGGTTTCGCAATCCCTTAAAAACCAAAGGTTTGAATGTATACTTTTGTTACTGTTTTTTGTTAAAACAGCTAAAATGCTATGAATTCAATAAAATCAATGTTTTGAATGTAAACTAATGGGTAAAAGTTTACATTCGGAAAAATAAAGGAGGAGCTTATGGAACATGCTCTTAAATTCAGGCCATACTCTGGTGCGATAGCAAAACATTATAAAGGTGGCATTTATACTATTTTTGGTATAGCAAGACATACAGAAACGAGAGAAGAATTAGTTATATATCGAGATAATGAAAATAGAATACACGCTCGTCCTGCTACAATGTTCTTTGAATACTTAGAAGAACAAGAATGCCATCGTTTTGAATGTGTTGGGAGAGAATCGAGTCCTACAGACACAAAAGTCAATCTAATTTAAATAACTTTTAAAATTCATTTCCACTAAAAATAAAGTGGATTATAAACATAGAAAATATACATTTTTCTATAGTTGTTATTTGTTTTACATTACGAAGAATTCGAATTTTAATAGTAATTAATATAAAGTTACGATTAATTAGAAGTAGCGAATCCGCTGCTTTTTTATTTTATAAAGGGGGTAACAAAATGTTCACTGCTCATACATGGAGATACGGTCGTAAATACGAAGAGGAATTTGATACGTATAAAGAAGCTCAAGATTTTGCTACATCCGATACAGGTAAATTCTTTGTTGAGAAGATTACTGATGAAGATGGTAATGAAGTTGTTGATTATAAGGAGAATGTATTTGGATATAGAGAGTAAATTTTTATTTTATAAAGGAATTACCATAAGGAGGAGTTAGAGAAATGAAACTAAGTAAACAAGAACAAACAGTTATTATCGGTCAGTTAATAAATAATGTTATTGGTATGGATTTAGTAAAACAACACATTGATCCACAGAAATTAGAAAAGGCTATAGCTATGCATAATGAAATAAGTGATGATATGACGCCAAAGCAAACGAGAGAGGCGCTTATTAGTGTGTTAGACAAGACAATTGATGAATTTATAAAAGCTTAAACAAAAAAACTAATAGAGTCTATCGTGAGGTGGTGGTCGTGGCTAAAGTAAGAAGCCCGAACAGAGATAAAGCATTTGAAATTTATAAAGAACATAATGGAGAAATTACAAATCGAAAGATTGCTGAGATTCTCCAGGAACAAGAAAAAACAATTTCCTCATGGAAATCTAGAGATAAATGGGTAGCAAAATTAAACGGTTCTGATTGTAGTACTACAATAGAAAATGAATGTAGTACTGCACAAAAGAAACGTAGTACTTCACAAAAGTTATCTGATGCATTGAAAGGAAATCAGAATGCCGTTGGTAATAAAGGTGGAGCTCCGAAAGGAAACTCAAACGCTGTTGGATTTGGTGCTCCCAAACAAAACGCTAATGCTGTAACGCATGGATTGTTCAGAAAGATAATTCCTAACGATGATCAACACGCAATGGAATTACTTGATGAAATACAAAATCATACAGAATTAGATATGTTGTTTAATTCCATTCAGCTGCAATACTTCAATATCCTCAATTCACAGCGCATTATGCATGTTCGTGATAAAGATGATATGTCACGAGAGGTTATTAGTGAATCGGAAGCTGGTGAATCTTACACTGTTCAATTCGCATGGGATAAGCAAGCTAATTTACTAACTGCATACGCAAGGGCCATGACTACATTATCTTCTATGATAGAACGCTTTGATAAGTTAGCTAATGTAGATGATGAGCGAAGATTGAAGTTAGTTCAAATGAAGACTAATATCGAGAAAACACAAGCGGATACTGACTTCGCACAAGAACGCGCAGCAAAACTCAAAGGTCAAAAGAAAGATACTTCATTACTCGATGCATTAATAGAAGGGCGTAAACAATATGAGCAAAACAGCGATTAAGTTTTCCCCTAAACAATTAGAAGTTATCTATCGGCCATATAATTACACCTTTGATGTACTTGAAGGGACGCCTAGATCAGGGAAGACAACAGCAGGGCACTTTCGCTATGCTGATTATTTGACATGGACAAGGGATACGAATCATTTGATTGTTGCTTATAACCAGGAGCAAGCACACCGTTTATTCATCGATGGTGATGGCACTGGATTACAAAACATATTTGGAAACTTAGCGGATATTAAACATGACGAGCGTGGTTCTCACCTTGAAATACACACTCCGAATGGCATTAAGCGTGTCTATTATAAAGGAGCAGGAAAAAGTAATAGTGTAGGTGCTATAACGGGTATGTCGCTTGGTAGTGTAGTATTTTGTGAGATTAACCTTCTTAATATGGGAATGATTCAAGAGTGCTTCAGACGTACATTCGCAGCGCAAGACCGTTACCATTTAGCGGATTTAAATCCTCCCGCCCCTAACCATCCAGTTATATCAGAAGTATTTGATGTACAAAATACACGTTGGACTCATTGGACTCCTGATGATAATCCGATTCTTACTGAGAAGAGGAAGCAGGAGATACATGAAATCCTTTCAAAGAATCCTTACTTACTGGATCGAGATTGGTATGGTAAACGTGTTATGCCACAAGGTGTTATTTACTCCATGTTTAGCATGAAAGATAACATCATTCCTGCTGTTCGTGGTCAGAGATACGAAATGTACTTCACTGCTGATGGTGGTCAATCAGATGCTACTTCATGCAGTTGTAATATCGTTGTTAGGTATGAAGATAAATTCAGATTGCTGCGTGTGGCTAACTACTATCATAGTGGGAAAGATACAGGGCAAGTCAAAGCAATGTCCACTTACGCAAAAGAGATTAAGAAGTTCGTTGAATGGTGTGTTAAGAAGTTTGAAATGCAATACACTGAAGTGTTTGTCGATCCAGCGTGTAAATCTTTAAGAGAAGAATTACACCTAATTGGTATTCAAACAAGCGGGGCAGACAACAACGCTCGTGATATAAAAGGTTCAAGCAAGGGAAAAGAAGTTGGTATCGAGAGACTTCAAAACGCCATTACTAACGAGCAATTTTTACTTGTTGAGTGTGATGAGTATGACCATTATAACTTCCTAAAAGAAATTGGGATGTATGTCCGTTTAGATAACGGAGAACCGATAGACGCTTACAATCACGCCTTAGATGAGGCAAAATATAGTAATAATTACTTCTATAACAACTATGTAAAATAAGGTGGTGATAATATGTTTAAAACTATCGCCAATGCGGTAAGGAGGTTGTTCACGAAAATGGGACTTATCAAAGGTATGAAAAAAGTTACCGATAACAGAAAGATAACTATCGATGAGGAATCGTACAAGCAAATAGATATATGGAAAGCTATCTATAGTGGTCATTTCGCTGAGTGGCATGATTTGAAATACCAAACGATTGAAGGACAGAAAACACGCCGTATGGCTTCATTGAATATGGCGAAAGTCGTATCTCAAGAAATGGCTTCTCTTATCTTCAATGAGAAATGTTCTATTAATATCTCAGATGAAACGCTATTCAATAACATCAAGAACGTTTTAGATGATAATAACTTTACAAGAGAGTTTCAGAGGTATCTAGAATACATGTTAGCTCTCGGCGGTATGGTTATTAAAGTGTATTGGGATAATGGAATTAAACTTTCTTATGTCACCGCAGACTGTTTTGTCCCTGTGTCGTGGGATAACAATAAAGTTACTGAAGGTGTATTTATTAATGAATCAACTAAAGGTGACAAGTATTATACGCTGCTCGAATGGCATTTAATCGAAGGTACGCAGCATGTTATTAAAAATGAACTGTATGAAAGCAAAAATAAAGGCGAACTAGGAAGAAAAGTTTCTTTAGATACTCTATATGAGAACTTAGAAGATGCAGTATATATCAAAAACTTATCAAGACCGACATTCGTATACTTTAAACCGAATACAGCGAATAACTTTGACCTGTATTCACCTTTGGGGATCTCAATATATGCGAACTCATTAGATGTATTAAAATCTCTTGATATCGCATTCGATAGTTTCCAAAGGGAATTCGTTTTAGGTAAGAAACGCATTATTGTACCTGCTTCTGCTATCAAATATGTAACGGATCCGATTTCTGGACAACAACAACGCTACTTTGATGCATCGGACGAAGTATATGAAGCGATGAAGTTCGAAGAAAACCAGGAAATAAAAGATATATCTGTTGAATTACGCGTTGAAGAACATAAAGCGGCAATAAATGCGCTGTTAAATTACTATTCAATGCAGACGGGCTTCTCTACCGGTGCATTTAGCTTTGATGGTCAAGGAGTTAAAACAGCAACAGAAGTTGTAAGCGAAAACTCCAAGACATTTAAAACAAAACAGTCGCATGAAACGATTATTGAGGATGGTATTCGCGACTTAGTGGATATTGTTATCGAAGTTGCTTCTTTATATGACGAATTTGAAAGCGCTGATGAATATGAAGTCACAGTAACCTTTGATGACTCTATAGCAGAAGATCAGGCTGCTGAAATCAATAAGCAAATCTTACTTGTTACCAACAATTTGACAACTAAGAAAAAAGCGATTATGAAAATTCACGGCGTTTCTGAAGAAGAAGCGACTCAAATGTTAGAAGAAATAACGGAAGAGAATAGAATGGCCCTTCCTGAAAATGTTGATTTCTTCGGATTGGAAGGGAATCAACAGAAAAATAATGATCCAGGAGCTGAGTAATCATGGCATTACCTCCTGAGAAATTACTGCAGCTCTCTATATTCGTAGTTGATATTTACAACGCGATTGAAGAAGAGTTGCTTTTAAACATGGCAAAAATACTTAAAAATGATATTGAATTGCTGCTAACTGCTGAAAACGCAGAGCAATATCAACACTGGAGAATGGTTCAGTTAAATAAATTAGGTGTTTTGAATCAACAACAAATCAATACCATCGCTCGACATAGTGGTAAAACGGCTGAAGAAGTGCATACGATGCTACAAACAGCCGGATATACTGCAGTCGAACAACACGAAGGCATTTATAAGAAAGCCGTGCAACTCGGTTTATTAGCCGCTACTTCTGTAGCACAAACAAGTACCGCTTTAATTGGCATTCTGAATGCATACGAGCGGCAAGCATTAGAGACTTTTAATCTCGTTAATACAACGATGCTTAAACAGGCTCAACAAGTCTATTTGGACATTTTAAATACAACGGTAGGCAAGGTGTTAGGTGGTGTTATAACACCACAACAAGCTCTTAGACAGACTGTTTCTAAATGGGCACAGAAAGGCATTCCTGCTTTGATTGATAAGGCGGGGAGACGTTGGTCTACTGAGGCTTATGTTAATACAGTGTGTAGGTCAACAAGTAACAATGTTGCTAATGAGATGCAGGACGAACGTATGAAGGAATACGGTGCTGATTTAGTTGAAGTAAGCTCACATTTAGGCGCTAGGCCCGGATGTGCTCCGTATCAAGGTAAGATTTATTCAATGAGCGGAAAGAGCAAAAAGTATCCTGCATTTTCAACAACAACGTACGGAGAAGCTTCCGGCTTATTAGGTTGCAATTGCCGTCATATTAAATATGTCTATATCGAAGGTGTGTCTAAACGCACTTATGAACCGTACGATTACGAAGAAAACGATAGGGTATACAAAGAAAGTCAACAGCAGCGAGCACTAGAGCGTCAAATTAAAAAAGCGAAAAGAGAAGTCAAAATGATGGAAGCTATCGGTGACAAAGAAGGCATAAAACTAGCAAAGAATAAAGTTTCGCAGCGCCAGGCTAACATGAGAGACTTCATCAAAGCTACAGGTAGAAAACGTCAACCTAATAGAGAACAAATTATATAGGAGGAATGCTGAATGAGTTTTGGACAAGCATTTGAAGAAGTAAAAAAGGGTAAAGGAATGCGATTACCACAATGGAGTGAAGATGTTGTTATTCGTGCACAGTTCCCTGATGAACATAGCGAAATGACAGCACCTTATTTATATGTAGAGAGTCGTTTCGGAAGGGTACCATGGAAAGAGACAATGATTGAGTTATTCGCTGAAAACTGGGAGGTTGTTAAATAATGAATTTTGGTCAAGCAATTGAAGCTGTTAAAAATGGCGAAAAGATTTCACGTGCAGGTTGGAATGGGAAAAATATGTTTGTTGTTTATCAAAAGGGATATCCTGACGGTATTCCTTGCAACAAACAAACTGCTGAAGCATGGGGGTTAAATGAAGGAGATTTATTCAAAGTACGCCCTTACCTGCAATTAAGATGCGCAGATGGCACTCATGCAATGTGGGCGCCTAGTACTTCTGATGCATTAGCAGAAGATTGGGAGGTTGTTGAATAATGAAAAACACGATTACTCAAGAAGATATTAATAGTATTTTAGAAAGAACACATTGGACAGTAGAGGAGTTTCACGGCAAATGTACGGTAGTAGTCGCTAAATTGCCAAACGGATTTATCTTAACTGAATCCAGTGCATGTGTTGATCCTGCTAATTATGATGTGAACATCGGCGTTGAATGCTGTAAAGAGCGCATTGTAAATAAGGTTTGGGAATTGGAAGGATATCGTTTGCAATGTGAACTTACAAAGAAAGGAGTGCTTTAATATGTTAAAACCGTTCAGATTACGAGTAAAAGGAATGCAGTTTTTTTCTGAACCAGGTGGAACTCCACCCGCTGTACCTGAAGGAGGTGATCCAATTGTAACAGACCCGAACCAAACACCACCTGCTACAGACCCAAATCCAGAATCACCTGTTACTTTTACACAAGAACAGATGGATACAGCTAAAAAGGAACAGGAAGCAGCGCTATTTAAGAAACTTGGCGTAGAAAACATTGACCAACTTAAAGAAACTATGAAAAGTTGGAATGAGCACCAAGAATCTCTTAAAACTGATCAAGAAAAACAGAATGAAAAGTTAACAACTTACGAGACTCAAATCAAAGAAAAAGATGAGTCTCTTTTTAATTTACAAGCAGAAAACGCAGCGATTAAGTCAGGAATTACAGAAGAAAAGAACTTAAATGCTGTTATTGCACTTGCAAGACCAAAAGTAACAGGCGATGTAGATATCACTGCTGCTATCGCTCAAGTAATCGCTGACTTTCCGCACTTTAAAGATGTAGTGGAAACAACACCGCCCGCAGATCCAGGAAAACCAAAACCTACTTTTTCTAACGGTCAACATAAACAAACAACAATGACCGAATCTGAAAAATGGGCTGCTGCATTCGAACGAATCTAAAATAATATGAAAATAGGAGTGATTTATTCATGGCTACATTAAATTTCGCTGTACAATATCAAGAGGCATTAGTGCAAAAGTTCGCGCAAGGCGCTGCATTCGGTGCGTTATACAACACACCTAACAACGATGTTGTCAAATGGACAGGCCCTAAAACGATTCAAATTCCAAGCATCAAAGTAGGTGGATACACAGACGTTAATCGTGACGTTGTAGGAAACTACACTCGCCGTGTTGATAATTCATTCGAACCTAAGACTTTAGGTCATGACCGTGAATTCCGTACTTTAGTTGATCCAGTGGACATCGACGAAACTAACATGGCTGTATCTATCGCTAACATTACACGTGTATTCCTTAACGAAGAGAGCGTTCCTGAGCATGATAAATACATGGCTTCAAAATTATATTCTGAATTCACTGGAGCAGGTAAAACTGCAGATGTTACAGTATTAACTGCTGCAAACATCTTAGGTGTATTCGATCAAATGATGTTAGAACAGGATGAAGCAGAGGTACCACAAGATGGCCGTTTACTTTATGTAACTCCTGCTATTAAAAAGTTACTAAAAGAAGCGGAAGGGATCCAACGTACATTAGAAGTTGCGGGTGGCGGGAAAGACATCAACCGTAACGTGTACTCATTAGACGATGTTACAATCGTTACTGTTCCTTCTTCTCGCATGAAAACAGCTTACAACTTTACGAATGGCGCTGTACCGGATGCCGCTGCAAAACAGATCAACATGATCTTAGTTCATCCTTTAGCAGTTGTCGCTCCACAAAAATACGAGTTCGTTGACTTAGATACTCCAAGTGCTTCTACTGGTGGCAAATACCTTTACTACGAGCGTAAATACTGGGATGTATTCATCTTAGGTGCAAAAACAGCAGGTGTTAAATTCAATATCACTGCATAAAGAGAGGCTTTTATAGCTTCTCTTTTTTATTACGAAAGGAATGGTGTTAAATGAGTAACACAGTAAAAGTACAACGATTGAATAAAGTATTACACATTGAAAAAGACTTTCTTCCTAGTTATCTGAATGATGGATTTGATCAGATTACCGAAGAAGGTAAAGTGATTAAACGTGCGACGGGCGGCCGTAATGTCACGTTAGGCGAGTATAACAAAGCACTTGACCGCATTGAAGAGTTAGAAAAAGAATTAGCGGAATTTAAAGCACCGAAAAAATCTGCTGCTAAGTAGGTGATTGTATGGCGTATATAGATGTTGACTACTATAACAACGAGTATAAGGGTACTCCTGTAGCAGATGGATGGCTATTAGGACGTCTTATTGCACGTGCTAGTGATCAAATTGACCATATCATTAATTACAAGTTAGAAGGAGTTGACTTTGATAAGTTGGCTCCTTTTATTAAGAAGCAGGTTCAGAAAGCAACTGCTGCCCAAGTTGAATTCTTAGCAATCAATGGAGAGACTTCTGCAACTGTAAGTGAAGGTGGCGGTGGATTTTCTGTAGGTTCTTATTCAGAGAATGGAATGAGTGCAGGAGCAGCTGAAGCACCATCTTACTATGATCGCTATGCGATTACTGTGGTTGATTACCTTAAACCTACAGGCTTACTTTATACGGGCGTGTGTGTGCATGGCTAAACCGATTCGTTTGTTATTGTTAATCCATACAGTCGAGTATTTGGAGTATAAGGGTGAAGACAATACATGGGGTGGAAGTGATAACTACGCACCTGCTGTAACAATTGAAAGGGTTCGAATTGAACCTAAAAAAGCAGTTGTACTGAATGGTACTGGTGACAGTATTGTAATGCAAACACTATTGTTTCATGATGCAGTACATTCGACACCTGTTACTTTCAAAGAGAAATCAAAAGTCATATTTAACGGCAAAGAAATGACCGTTAGCAAAGTCAGTGACTTTTATGATAGAAGCAATCTTCATCATGTGGAGGTACTGCTAGTATGATTCGTTTGAATATCCGAATTGATACACCTGATATCGAGGGGAAGGTAATGGAAGCTACTCAGAAGGCGCAATTTGCACTAGATCAGCAGGTGCTTAAAGACAGTAATTTCTACATTCCGAAAGATACAGGTGAGTTAGAGAGGTCGTCTATTCGTTTCAGTAGACCTGGAGAAGGTCATATTGAATGGAATACACCTTACGCGCGGAAAATTTATTACGGAGTTAACTTTAATTTTTCGAAAGATATCAATCCTAATGCGCGAGCGCTTTTCTTTGAAGAGGCAAAATCTAGGAATGTAACGGATTGGGCAAGAATTGTAGAAAACGAAATTAAGCGGAACTTATAGGAGGACAAATATGATATGGCTAATTGAATCGGTCAAGAAACATTTAACCACTACTTTGCAGCCGGGTATCCTATTTGCTCCTATAAAAGCCGATTTATTGGATATAGGAGTAAATGATACACCGCGAAAAAGTATTGCTATTAGAATGATTCCGTCAGCACCAGGAGAGCAGTACTTCGATGGTGAGATTATAAACAAACAGTTTCAAATTCTCGCAAAAAGTAGTAACCAACTGGAAGTAAACAACACAGTTGAATTTATTACAAGAGAACTAAATAACGTCCATAGACGAGCTTTTAACGCTATTGACGATTCATACACACTAAGAAGGCTTAACGTATATGTTGAGCCTTCTTTTGTTGAGAAGACAGCAGCAAATGAGTTTATATACACCGCACTTTTTTCTGCGGAATTAGAAATAGGAGGTAATTAATATATGGCATATCTATTGAACCATCTTTATAAATTTGAGATCAATGTAGGAACGGCGGCTACTCCAAAATGGGCTGTTATCGCTAAAGGTATCAAGTCAGTAGATCCCGACAACAATGAGGAGGTAGAAGAGGACTTTTACTACGATGGAGGCGGTGCTTCAGAACGCTCTGTTATTGGTTTCATGATGACTTATGCCTTTGAAGGTCATCGTTCTTATGGTGATGAAGCTCAAGACTTTATCTTTAAGAAAGTTAACCAAATTGGAGACGCTCGTAAGACTGATTTTAGAGTGACTGAGCCAAACGGCGACAAATGGGAAGGCCCTTCAACTATCTCAGAGATCAAAGTTCCCGGAGGAGACGCGAATAGCAAGGGTGAAATTGAGTTCAATATTGCTTTTGACGGAGCTCCAGAGTTTACAGAGAAAGCTTCTGCTTAACCTTCTGTTCATGCTATCGAATTACATTGAGAGGGAGCTTGTATTGATTCCCTTCTCAGTGGATAGCTTTTTTAGAGTGATAAAAATATATTTTTAACTTATTCGAATAACTTAAAAACCTCGACGGAGGCAAATATAAAACCAAAGGGAGATAACCATAATGACTAACGTAGTAGAAAACAAGTTTCAATTTAACTTTGAGAAAACTTATAGAGAGATTGATGTAGCAGGAAACCTTTACAAAGTGAGCTTTGATGATGAGTCAATGTTAAAGTATCAAGAAGGTTTTGTGGCTTATGAGAAGAAAGCCAAGGAGTTACAGGCTGAAGAAGTTGATATCCGTGAAGCTACTCCAAAACAACTACGTGATATGAATGCAAAGCAACGTGAGGTTGTAAAAGATGCTATCGAGATATTCTTAGGTGAAGATACTTTTGAGGAACTGTATGAGAAAGCAGGACACTCTATTATGAATCTATTTAGTTTAGTAAATTATTTAACTAAACTAGTAGAAGCAGAGCTACGTGCTAAAGCTGGAAGTAACTTAGATGCATACTTGACTCAAACTAAGAAGTAAGGTGATTCCATATGGGACCAAGATTCTCACTTACAGAGCGTAATGTGGATGTAATGACCTGGGGAGGCGTGGCTATTGAACTAAACCTCTCCTATGATAATATCCTTGTTATGCTGCAGTTATTCGATGATAAAACGGTGTCTGATAAGAGCAAACCTCTAATAGCCCTCAATATGCTTGTAGTAGAACGATCCTTACTAGCTCAGCTCAATGGGGAACAACTTAATAAACTTCTCATTGATATCTTTAAAGCAAAGCTCAATATAGACCTTGATAAAAAAGAACGAGTCAATGAGATTACAAATAAGGATAACTCCACAGACGGAGCAGAAGAGGACGAGACATTCCAAGAGGTTCCTATAGTTGATTTTACTATAGACGCCGAACGGATTTTCTCGTCCTTTTTGTTTGACTACAATATTAATCTAATCGAGCAGCAAGGAAAGCTACTCTGGAACGAGTTCCTAGCTCTATTCAATAACTTATCAGAAGAGACAACTATGAAGACTGCTATTAAGTACCGCACTTGCGAAGTTCCTAAGAAGACTAAAGACAATGCGGACCAGGTGAAGGATGTTAAGAAGAAAAAAGCCTTTTATGAGCTGCCTCAAGCGAAGGCTATAAGAGAAGCTAGAGAGCTGAAAGCTTACGAGGAACGTATGAGACGTTACAAAGAAGCACGCAAGCAACTAGCTCAAGAAAACAAGGTTATTAAACCTACAACAGATGATTAATACTTCGTAGCAAGGCTCCTGGATACTCTTTAAATTTGACAACTAAGGAGCGTGAATATACATGGCTGACGGAAGTGTAAAGATAGATGCCCGAATAGACAATTCTAATATACGTAGCGACGTAGAGAGAATAAATAGAGAGCTTGGACGTATGGGTTCGAATATGAGTTCTGTAGCTCGAACTATACGAGATGCTTTTAATTCAGAGATAAACAATCTCGGAGGGAATGTAAGCTCAAATGTAAATAATATAAATGACCAACTAAGTAATATAGGTAGTAATGTAGGCTCGAACGTAGCAGATGTGAATGCTCAACTCAGAGAAATCGGGGCAGACATGACCACGATAGGACAAGCCGCTCGCAGGTTATTTGATGATGGGTTTAACCCTCTTGATAACGATGTGCGGGGAGAGGTTACACAAGTAAATGAGGAGCTTATCCGTATTGGAGCAAACATACAGTCTATTGTGTCCCAGATCAATAGTGAATACCAGGCAGAGATAGACAGACTCAGCAGTATTACACGTACAGAAGTTACAGAAATCAACAATGAAATTAATCGTATCGGATCCAATATGGGAAACAACTCTAGAGAGATTACTCAGTCCTTTGGGTCAGACTTTGCTCGTATGAATAGCGATATTACAAGAGGATATACTCAAGTATCTGACGCTCATATGGCAATGATGAATGAAATGAAAGCTTATCAGCATCAAATGAAGGCTGGTATGTCTGGAGCTCGTGAGGCTCAAATAGAGACTCAATACGGATACTTCCAGCTAGTACAGTCTGCAGGATCTTATACAGGCTCGGTTGATGACATGATAGCTAGAATCAATGAGTTAGGTAAAGCTCAAAAGGCTGCAAACGACCAGGCTATCAACTCTAACAGAATGGCTCTCATGAGTATTTATCAAACTATAGGGACTCTGAATAACGCAAGCTCTACTGCTTCCCGTTTCCAGAATAACCTTACTACAATGAATAACCCTTTATATAACACAAGTAGGCTTGCACTATCTGCAGTAGATTCATTGGACAGATTGGCACGCTCTGGAAGCCCTCAACAGCTCGCTCTTGAGTTCTTAGGAGCAAATGCTTCTGTTAAGCAATACAATGACTTTATTCGGGACCTTGGCACTCAAATGATGGCTCTTCCTATTATCTTTGGATTAGCTGCTGCCGCTGCAACTAAGTTCTACGGATCACTTCATGGAAGAGCTATGGAGGAAAATACAAAGTACGCTGAAGCATTCAACAACATGTTAGAAAAGTTAGCTAAAGCTTTTGAGCCAATGGTCCAAGCGTTTGCTGCTGTAATGACTCCTATGTACAACTTTATTGCAAAACTAGCTGAGATGGTTATCCAATTTAATGAAGCTCATCCTGTGTTAGCTAAGTTTATACAAGGGATGATGATGCTTGTTCCTGCTCTGATGGTAATCCTAACGCCTTTAGCTCTAGGAATAGGATACTTTGCAGGATTAAGAGCTATTTTGTTTGCTGTCCGTCCTGTAATAATGCCAGTTATTACTGGATTAGCTATGATGTCACCAGTGGCTTGGGTATTAGCTGCAGCAATAGCAGGATTAGTAGTAGGATTCACTCACTTGTGGAAGACTTCAGAGACTTTCCGAAATGGAGTAATGTCTGTAGTTAACGTGATTAAGCAATGGACTGCTTCTCTAGTTGAACTTGGCGGGCAAGCCTTAACTGCTTCTATAGCAGGATTGAAACAATTAGGGGCAAATGCTTTAGTGTTAGGTACAAACCTTGGAAATGCAGTTCTTTCAAGTAATGCCTTTAAAGTAGCCGTAGCAGGTATTCAAACTGTTGTGCAATCTATCTCAACGGCATTTGCATCTGCAATGATTCAAATAAATAGCTTTGGTCTAGTTTTAGTCAACTTAGGTAAGTACCTATGGAGTGTAATAGCTGTAGGAGATGTCATGAATGATTGGATAACTCATCTTCCAGTAGGATTCCAGAACGCTGCTCTACTTATGGGAACTGCAGTAGAAGCTATCCGCACAACTATTATGTCTATGGTGGAAGCTATAAGGCTAGCTCTAGGGGGAGATACTTCACAACTAGGACAGATCTTTATGAATATCATTCCCTCATTGATTGCCATACTCGTAGGAGGTCTTCCAGGGTTACTGATCACAGCAGCTAGATTTCTACCTACGATTGTAGAGGGGATAAATAGCATGTTCCCTATGTTGTTAACTACTATCACTACAGTGATTGACACAATGGTGAATTTAATTGTTACGTATCTACCTAAGTTTATTGAGCAAGGTGTAGCAATCCTTACAAAGGTCATTGAAGGTATCTTGCAAGTATTACCTACTGTAATAACGGCTCTTATAAATGTAGTTACTACAATGATTAATACTATGGTGAGTACTATAGGGACATTGCTTCCTCTTATTTTAGACGTAGGACTTAAGATTCTCATGACATTGATTGACGCTATTGTGAAGAACCTTCCTAAGATTGTAGATGCCGCCATAAATATAATGAATACATTAATTAATGCAGTAGTTACATTGCTTCCTCAGATTATAGAAGCAGGTATCAAAATCTTAATGGCTCTTATTGATGGGATAGTGAAGATCCTTCCTAAATTGGTCGATACGGCTATCATGCTTGTAAATAAAATTATTGAGATGATTATTACTAATCTTCCTAAAATATTAGATGCAGGTGTAAAAATCTTAATGGCTATCGTTGACGGAATCATAAAAATGCTTCCTAAGATTGTAGATGCTGCCGTTAAGATAATCACTCAACTTGTAAATATAATCATGCAGAATCTCCCTAAGATAATTGAGTCAGGTATTAAAATCTTAATGGCAATTATCAAAGGTATTATTCAAATTATGCCTCAGTTAGCTGCAGCAGCTCTAAAGATTATCTATGAAATAGCAAAGGCTATTATTACTAACCTTCCTCAGATACTCGCTGCAGGTGTACAGATACTTTGGTCTCTGATTAAAGGTATCTATTCCGTGTTAAGTAGCTTATGGAGCGCTATTACGGACAATGTAATAGGAGGAATTAAAAAATGTTTCTCAAATGCTGGCTCTATGTTATTGAGTGCAGGTAAGGACATAGTAAGAGGGCTTGCTGATGGTATTACTGGAATGGCTTCTGATGCTATCAATGCTGCGAAAAAGATGGCTGGCAAGGTTAAAGATGCTGTAACGGGATTCTTTGACATACATTCTCCTTCCCGTGTAATGAAGAAAGTCGGTGGGTTCGTTACTGAAGGTTTAGCCGTGGGAATTACAGATATGACAAGCGATGCAGTAAAAGCAGCTACAAAAATGGCTGATGCAGTCCTGAGTGGCTTTGAAACTCTTTCTAATGACATTGAGCTAGGAAACGTCTTAGGGAATGATAACTTCCAAGGAATGGACCTAGGAGTAACTCCAGACTTCAAGCTCCCTAAGATGGATGACGTTATTAAAGGTTCCGTTTCTATGGCTCCTACTGCTTATGAAAGAGTGACTGGACAGTCCAAAGAAGACAAGAATGCACGTCAAGAAAAGCAAGGACAAGCTAATGAAGAGAAGGCGCCTACTTATCTTGTTATGGACAAGAAAGTTGTTGGTGAGGTTATATCTGAGGACGTCGACAATGCTAACAAGCGTAGAACAAGTAGACAAGCTCAGTTTGCTCCTCAAGTGGTCCCTGTTTTCTAGATTGAACAACTTGTGAGCCTTCCTCTATGGAGGGCTCTTTTTAAATAAAGCAAAGGGAATTGATAACATGGCTAGTTTTAAATTTAACGGAACTAAGCGAGATTACTTATATATCATGATGGGTTTTAACCGTGTAGCGTGGGCTCCTATTGAGCGTGATATCTTGACAGCTCCAGGAAGACCAGGCGGATACTACCTGCAGACTAACACGAAAGTGAGAGTTATTGAGATCCCTGTGACACTTAAGGCTAAAGATCAAGCGGACTTGCAGAAGAAGAAAGAAGACTTAGCAGACTGGCTCATACAAGATGAACCAAAGGAGCTCATTTTTGATGATGAGGCAGACAGAACCTATATGGCTATGCTTGACGGAGAGACGGACCTAGAGGAATTAATTTTCAGAGGTAAAGGTACTTTGCGTTTTGTATGTCCTATGCCTTATAAGCTTGGAGCTACACAGGTTAAAGACTTTGCTCTTGATACTACAGGGACTGACTTAAAAGTGGATATTGCTAACAAAGGGACTGTAGAGTCAAACCCTATTGTAGAGATAAATGTAATGGACAAAAGTCCTTTTATTGATGTCTGGAATGGCAATGAATATTTTAGACTTGGATATCCAACAGGACCAAAGACAAAGCTAGTTGCTCAGGAATCTAGGGTTATATGGGATAAGATGGATGATCTTTCTAAGTGGTCTGCTCATACAGGACAACTAGGCTCACTCTTTGAAGGTTCTGGAGCTATGGAAATAGCAGGAAGTGGACATGGTTTCCGTCCTAGTACCTATGGACCTGTTAAGGAAAATACATGGTACGGTCCAATACTTAAGCAATCCCTTTCACCTGGAGGAGCTACAGACTTCAAAGTTGATATGAGACTTTCTTTTGACTCTTTAAGCTATAACAGAATGGGAACTATCATGCTCTTCTTATTAGATGCTAATGACAATATTGTTGCTCAATTAGGAATGAAGGACGAATACGACACTTCTTCAATCACAAAAGCTTATACAGTCATAAATGATGGACCTGAAGAGAAAACACTTATAGATGATACTGGAAGGACGCCTAGCTCATTCACAGACTTCAGAGGACATGTCATGCTAACACGAGAGGGGAACGTATGGACGGCTTATTCCGCTTTATACAAGAAAGGGACCTACCAGGACTATGAGACTATTATAGAAACCTGGAGAGATGTAAATAATTCTAATCCCGCTACTGCTTCAACGGTAACAAAAGTAGCCGTAGGGATATTTAGATACGGAGATTACAGCCCACTAGACGCAATCTTTATAGAAGACTTAAAAGTGTACAAGAAGTTTAGTGTACCTGTAGATGCTACTCCTTACATTGTAGATCCAGGGGACTCTATATTGATTGATACTGAAAAGGCTCTTGTAACGATAAATGGGAAGAACGCTATAAGCATTAAAGACCTATTCAGTGACTTTCCTGTCATAAAGAGAGGAACAAATGAGGTTATTGTACGTCCTAAGGCTATAGGTACCGCAAAGATAACATATAGGGAGAGATACAGATAATGAGAAAGCAAAGCGGAGATTTACACATAGTCGACTTTAAAACAAAACTAGTAATAGGAGTTATACGCGCTCATGAATATGTAGAGGACAAAAGACACTGGGAAATTAAAAACTCCGTAGATATGTTAGACTTCAAAATACTTGAGAGCTCTCCTTATGAGGCTCTCTTGCAGCAGCAAAATATCATCATAAAAGAAACACGTCCGGGTGTAATGACTCCTTATGTTATCACCGAGACAGAAAAAGACACTGCAGCTAAGACGGTTACAATATTTGCTAGTGGTGAATGGACTTTACTTGCAGGAGAAACATATTTTCCTCCTCAAAAGATCCCTTCAATGACTGCTCAGCAATATTTAGCTATGTCCTTAAACGGCTCAGATTGGTCTGTAGGGAATGTTGAGGTTACAGGAACTCGTAGCATGACTATTACAGAGTTTATTTCACCTTTACAGTTTAATAACATGATAGCTTCTGCCTTTGATGGTTATGAACTTCAGTACAGAGTTATTGTCCAGGGAGCATTCATTGTTAAGAGATATGTAGACCTGGTAGAAAAACGAGGCAGATTAACTGCAAAGGAAATCACTATAGGGAAAGACCTGCAGGGGATTGTCCGTAAAGAGAACTCTGAGGGAATCATTACTACACTTATAGGATATGTAAATGTCCAGGGATCAGACGGAGAGACAAAAGTAATCACTGTAGCAGATGCTAACAATGGGATTCCGTACGTAGTAGATGAGGAAGCCTTCCAACGTTGGAACATAAACGGGAAGCATCGCTTTGGATTCTATACTCCAGAGACTGACAATCAAAATATGACTCCAGAGCGCCTGCTCACATTGACAAAGGCAGCTCTTAAGAAACGTGTTAAGACAAACGTAGTCTATGAAGTAGATGCTATCCGATTATCTAAAATTGCAGGTCTGCTGCATGAGGCGATCAATGAAGGTGACACAGTATTCATCAAAGACAAGTCTATTAGTCCTCCTATCTACTTAGAGGCTAGAGCTATTGCTGCAGATGAGTCTTTTAAAGATCCAAGACAGGACAAATATTATTTTGGTAACTATAGAGAGATTCAAAATAATGATGACGCTGCCTACAGAGCTTATCAACGCATATTAGCTTCTCTTCAAGATAAAGTCCCTGCAGAGATGTTTAATCAATTACAGGAGAAAGTAAATAATCAGACTGATGCTATTACTGAAGCAGGAAAGAAAGCAGATGAGGCTCAAAAGGAATCACAAACTGCAAAGGACCTTGCTACGCAGGTACAGGATAACATGGATAAAATGCAGACGGCTATTATTGAGAGTCCTACTGCTCCCACAGAAGATCTAGAAGCAGGTAAAACTTTATGGTTAGATACTAGTGATCCCATTGCTAAGATATTAAAGCTTTGGGATGGTTCTGTTTGGGAGCCGCTTGTTCCCGATACTGTGGGGATTACTACTGAGATTACAAACATCAAAGGTGAACTAGGTACAAAAGTATCTGAGAAGCAAATGGAGGAGTACATTGGAGAGCTTGGAGCCGATAATCTTCTAATGAATACTCAGTTTGTAAAATATACATTAGATAGCTTTGGGAATATTTCCACATCGACTCCCTCTCTAGATAGATGGAACGCTGACAAAGACAGTACAGATAGAAAAATCACAGTAGATGAAACTCGCAGGTATGGAGCAAGTAGGTCTGTTAAGATTGAAACAACTCACACTGATGCAAATATCTGGCATGGTATCTATCAAGATGTACCTGCTTATCAGAATCAAGGAAAGTTCCAATTCTCTGCTATGCTCTACACTACAGATAAATATAATATTTCCTTAGGAGCTGCATACAAAATAGAGTTCTTTAATGGGACAACTTCTGTAGGAGCTTACAAGCAAGTTGAGTTCCAAGACTCATTAATTGATAATCAATGGGTTAGATTTACTATGGATCATACAGCTCCAGACGCTCCTATAACACATGCTCGTATAGAGATATGGATTAGAAGAGCGGGGACTGTCTGGGTATCAGAGCCTCAATGTAACGTAGGAGAAAAACTCCCTACTTACCTAGAAAACCCTAAAGACATTGTAAACTATGACGCTATGGTTAAAGAGGTCGCTGATCGTGTTACTAAGACGGAATATAATACACGCAACTCTTCATATGACACTCAGTTTCAACAAACTACTCAAGAGATAAACTTGAGAGCAAAGTCTACAGATGTTTACTCTAAACAAGAAGCTGATGGCTCCTTTGGTAGCAAAGCTATAGTAGATAGACACGATGCAGAGATTAAATTGAACTCACAGAATATATCTCTTAAAGTTGACGCTAACGGAGTAATAGGGGCTATCAATCTCTCAAGTGAAGCTGCATCAATTCAAGCTAAGAAGATTTACTTGGACGGTTATGTGGAAGCTAAGCATATCAAGACAGGTAGCTTAAAAGGTGTCGTAATCATGACAGAAGATCCGTCTTCAGCTAATAACCATATGAGACTTGAGAAGCAGAATCTATCTTTGTATGGGTCAGGACGCTACAGAGGATACATTGGATTCATACCTACTACAGACGGCTCATTCACTGAAGCTATGGTGCTCGGAACTGATTACACTGGAGCAGGTGGTTCTGTAAATGACGCATTAGTTGTAGAACATTCTACTCCAAGTTTGACAAACTATGCTTCTTCAGTAGCAAGCATAGGAGTAGCTTCTGGGAGAGACTCAAGCGGTAAAATAGCAAAGCACTCATATTTATCTTTTGAAAGATATGATTACAAAACAACTCTCCAATCAAAAGGTGGAATAGACTTAAACGCTAATGCGGATATCTATATCAATGCTAGTCATTTAGGAAGTGTACGCGCGAGAGCTAAAGGATATAACTTCTTAAATGTTGCGTCAGACGCTTTCATATTTAGTAAAGAACGTACTCAGATATCGAATGACTTCATAATAAAATTGGATGATACTGTTAATCTGGAAGCAGTTGCTACAACGTACCACAACATGCATATTAAAGTCCACAAAGGAACAAGAAACCAAGAAGGGTTCTACTTCCTAAATAGATACGACCCAGCAGATGGAATTTACACAATGTACGCAAACATAAACTGTAGAAATTTGTGGGCGGCGGCTGATGTATCTGGTGTTACTTGGACTCAGCGCTCAACTAGAGAGATAAAATCAGACATCCAAACAATCCAAAGCGATGAGGTAGACGCTTTAATGTTATTGAAACCTAGTCAATATTTCTTAAATAAGGATGTAGAAGAGTACGGGATTGACTACTTAAGAGAGCACTCTAGTGATTTCCTACAATATGGTTTCGTTGCAGAGGAAACTCCAAAGCAATTCCAGGGCAAAGACAAGAAATCTGTAGTACCTTACTCATTGATTACTGTAAACATTGCAGCTACTCAGCAGATTATGTTAAGACAGAACGAACAACAAAAGGAAATAAACTCTTTGAAAGCGCAAAACATAGATCAAGAGGAAAGAATATCCAAACTTGAAGCGCTTGTACAACAATTATTAGCTAATTAAGTGAGATTTTTCCTACTGAGGAACTAGACTAAGTTATCTCCCTAGCTCCTCTTTTTATTTTGGAATGAGGTGAATATATGACATTCAAAACGTATGAAATAAATATCGATTTAATTAATATCCCATCATCACCAGCGACTATTCGCTTTTCACAAAATGACCAAAACAGTGCGAAATTGCTTTTGAATATAACAAATAAAACAGTAGAAGTTGATTTATCGCTTGCTAAATCAGTAAAAATTTCTTTCAAGAAACCAGATGGAACACGTGTATTTCAAGATGATTGCCAACCGATCAACGCTTTAAAAGGTAAATATCAAGTTATCTTGAAGACACAAACACTTACCGCAATCGGCAATGTTATGGGACAGGTTCAAATTGAAGAAGACAACAGAATCATAGAAACACAGAAATTTTGGTTTGTTGTAGATGAATCACTTTCAAACGATGGTGCAATTGAATCGACAAACGAATTTGGCGTTATACAGCAGGTTATTGATGTAGGAAAGCAACTTGAAGGAGTAGACATTCCAGCTCTTATTGCATCGAAAGAAACGGCAGAAGAAGCAAAGGCGGCAGTGACTGAAAACGCCACTCAAATTGACATTTTATCAAGTAATGTATCAACGACTAAGGATGAAGCAAAGCAGGCAAAAACAACGGCAGATAATTTAGTATCACGGGTAGATAATATAGTGGGGAATACAGGTAGTTCCAACACGGAAATAGTCGATATGAGAAATGATGCTCGTGGAGTCACGTACACTACCGCAAAACAACGGGTTGATGCAATTCAAGTGATGGCAGAAAAAAATAAAGTGTATGCATCTTTCCCACCATTGCCGAATTTGTACGATATAGCGAATAAATTAGTGTTACTTGCAAATGACGCGACTAAATGGGTGACGAAATTACAAGTCACAACAGATAGTACAATTAAATACGAAGGGCAAAACACAGTGAAATTCGATCACGCCGTAGGGCAAGGTAGTCCATATGGAAATTATGATCTCGCTGCGCCTGTTGATTTTACAAATGTAGATTATATTGAATTAATTTTATATGTTACTGGTGGAAATAATGTAGGAGCGAATTCGAATTTACGATTATATTCCGGGACTGCCGGATCTTTTAAAGCTGATATGTATCGGTATGTCAATTCGTCAACAGGACAAAAAGAAGGTTGGAAACGAATCCGAATAAATAAAAGTGAATTTACAATAAACGACGGTGCGCCAACGTGGAATAATATCACGAAAGTTTTTCTTTCATTCACTATTTCCTCATCTGCTATAGCAAGTGTAAATTTAGCTAAAATTAGTACGCGAAATGTACAAGCTGGAATATTGAATATCGATTTTGATGATTCGCTTATCTCTACGTATAAAAACGCATTTCCGATAATGGAGAAATATAATCTGAAAGGTAATATTTATGTTATAACGAGTCGTGTCGGTACGCCTGGTTATATGACGTGGGGTGAGTTACAAGAATGTAGACAAGCAGGATGGACGATAGGGAGCCATACCGACTTACATCAAAATATCGCTAACTTGACACGGGAACAAATTATAAAAGAATTTGATGATTCGCAAAGAAAATTGCGTAACCATGGATTTTATTCTGGTTCTTATTTTTTTGCAGCTCCATTAGGCGGATGGTCAGACGTTGCTCGTGAAGAAGCATTAAAGCGTTTCATATACGCTCGTGTTTATAGACAAATACCTGCACTCGATTCTGTTCCGGTGGATGACCCTTTATTATCCGGATACCGTTCAGTAGAAAAGACAGATACCTTAGACAAAGTTAAAGGTGAAATTGACAATATTATCACTAAGAAATTGGCGTACAACATGACTTTCCATGATATCGAAGCGACGATACCAGGGACATATAATTGGCCTTTAACTGATTTTGAATCGTTATGCCAATACATCGCTGAAAAGCGTGACAGCGGGCAACTAATGGTACTGACGGCAGAAGAGAAAATTCTACAATTTGCAGGTGTGGAAAGTAATTTTCATGGAAAACATTCTGTATTGACTTCCGATCAGGAAGGAACGGTTATTTTAAAACTTAATAGAAATTGAATAAAATATGACATTAATTAAGTTATAGATTGAGAGGCGGAATTCGTCTCTCTTTTTATTTTGAAAGGAGGTGATGACTTGGAACAACCAAAACATGATGAATTCAGAGAACTACTAGTCGGATTAACAAGGGTAGAAACAAAACTTGATCTACTCGGAAACGTGAAAGATATCGCAATTGAGGCGCAACAGTCAGCAAAAAGCGCACATTTGCGTGTAGATAGATTGGACAAGCTTGTATTTTGGTTAGGAACAACAGTAATTGGTGCAGTTATTATGGGTGGAATTACAGCTTTATTCAAATTCGCAGGAAAGTAGGAGAGATAATGAACAAGGAAAATATTAAAAAGCGTTTGAGCAACTGGAAAGTATGGGTTGCTCTTTTTTCGTTGATTGGATTCTTATTTACACAGTTTGGCATGCCAGAAGCTGATAACTTTCTGAAAGAGTTATTACCTTATCTATTCGCAGTAGGCGTTGCACTTGGTATTTGGACTGATCACGAAGAAAAAGGAGAAGATGCATAATGAAAAAATCATTCAAACTAGTTTCCTCTGTATTTATGACTCTATTGCTCCTGTTAAGCTTTGCTACAGGGGCTTTTGCTGATAGAACACTTATTATTCCTGATTTACCGAAACAACCATACCGTTATGGTGTAGGAGCTTATGAGGGTGTTGTAGCGCATAGTACAGCAACTCCTGAAGCTCCAGCTATTAATATTCAACGCTATGAAACTCGCACATGGCGTAATGCATTTGTTCATTATGCAGTTGATTGGAATGAAACGATCCAAATTGCGGATACACGTTACATCGCTTATGGTGGTGGACCTGGTGCGAATAAACGTTTTGTACACGTAGAGCTGTGTGAAACATCTGATTATGATAAATTCAAAGTTTCATATGATAAATATGTGAAGCTGCTTGCTAAAATCCTACGTGACCGCGGTTTATCTGTAGAAAAAGGATTGTGGACGCATTATGATGTTACGAAATATCTTGGCGGTACAGATCATGAAGATCCACTTGATTACTTACGTAGTCACGGTGTTTCTGAGGCTCAATTTAGAGCAGATGTACAACGTGCATACAATAATTCTAGTGTGGACGTTTCTGTTCCAGAGAAACCATCTAAACCAGCAGAATTACCAACTGCAAATGTTGAAGGAGTTGCATATATTCAAGGTAATAATATAAATCTACGCAAAGGCCCAAATGCAAGCTATTCCGTTATTCGTCAACTAAATAAACCTGAATCATACCAAGTGTGGGGCGAAAAAGACGGATGGCTAAACCTTGGCGGGAATCAGTGGGTATATAACAATCCTTCTTATATCAAGTTTGAGAAGAAAGAGCCAGTTAATCCGATTGTAGGTAAGCGCGTGGTTTCTAAAATAGACAACCTACGTTTCTATGATTCTGCTTCCTGGGCAGATAAAGATGTCGCTGGCACTTTAGATGCAGGATTAGGCTTTACAATCGATGCAAAAGTAACTGTAAATGGTTCAACTCAGTACAAGGTACACAACAGCAAAGGTAAAACATACTATGTAACAGCAAATGAAGCCTATGTATATGTGAAGTGAGAATAATTCGGAGCACTCCTTAAAACGGAGTGCTTTTTTTATAAATTCAAAAGAAGAGGTGAAAAGTATATGATATATTCGATTGACTTGGAAAAATGGGGCATCAAAAAAGGATTACCTAATAAACCTTATGTAGACACAGATTATATTCAAGCTGATAAAAACATCCAAGGAATTAACGCAGCTCTGCAATATGCATCAGAAAATGATTATAGTGAGGCGAGATTACCTAAGGGGGAATATGCTTTATGTTATCCACGCGAAATTAGAATGGTTTCAAATTTGAATCTGAATTTAAATGGATCTACGCTTAAAGTCATCTATGACTCTAATAGAAAATCACCTTTTGATAACAGGACAACAAATGATTATTACAACTTCAAAGGGCGCAGTGTTATTTTTAGCAAAACCTTTAAATCCCGTATATATGGTGGAGAAATAATAGGATGCAGAGCAGATCGCAGTTTTCTAGATTCTAGGGAAGTCGCAATGGAGCACACATATGGAATTGTTTTTGAAAGAAGCTCTGCTTATTGTAAAGCAAAACTTTGTGAAGTTCATGATTATATGGGCGATAACATTTCTTTTAGCTCAAATTCTATATTTGATTACGGAGAATTTGATCAAGGACTTACATTAAATTCTTTAGACTACAATACCGGACAACCTATTCCCTCAACGAATACACTCACAACAAGATTGATAAACATACCTCAAGATTTGACTCCAAAGATACATTCTCTACTTATAGCAGGTTCCGGATATGCTAGAACAACAAATTTAAATAGCAAAGACCTAGACATCTTTTTTTATGACAATAACAACAAATTTATAGGAGTCATGAAAAAGAGAAGGATCTATACAGATATTTCTATCCCTGTTAATGCGACGAAATTCAGACTTCAATTTTATAACGAAAACAATATAAATAAAAATCTACAATATACAATCATGTATGGGGGTATTCCTCATCATAACGTTGTTGAAAAATGTGAAATTTTTAATGGTCATAGGGGTGGCGTTACTCTTGGCGGCAATTACAACAAAATTGTAAACAATAAAATCCGTGATAATGGAAAAGGTTTGGTTAGGTTTTTAGATGGAAAGCCGCTTTTCAACGACCCGACTAGATATTCGATAAATATGGAAGATAGTTATGGGGCGAGTTGCACTATAAAAGATAACGAAATTTACGGTAGTTATCATGGTATTTTAGTTGGGTGTTACGATGTTTTAATAGAGCACAATCACATTTACAACATTGATTACATCGCAATCAATCTTTATTCTTTAGTTCATGCGAACATTAAAAATAATTTCTTATACAACTGTCAAAATAATATCGGATTAATGTCATCTAATTTCAGTGTGGCTTTTGTAAATATCGAAGGGAATAGTTTTACAGGTGGAAATATGAATGTTAGTAACGATTCTTATAGAGTTTCTTTATTAAACAATCAATACGTAAATCCTGACTTCGTTGCATTGGGTGATAATTGTACATTCGACAATAATCATTTTACTTTCACAGAAAATCCAGTCGCTACGCCGTGGTTAAGGGCAAATAAAATAAGTAATTGCACTTTCAAATCAGCCCTCACACAGAGAGAAATGACATTTAAAGTGAAAGGATATGATAATTGTAGGTTCGAAAATTTACGAGTAAGATCAGAAAACCCTAATGCTCAAACTTTAGACGAATGTGAATTTACAAGGTCAGAATTCGTTAATTGCGAATTAAGAAACCATCTATTCAGTGGACAAGCTATGAATGTTAAAGTAACAAAATCAAAACTTTTCGATACAGTGTGTGAAGTTGGAGTTACAAACGTGGATAATCAAACACCACACACAACATTAGAAGACTGTAATATCACTATTACTACTAAAAACAATTTGTTTTCATCCGATACAAACCGAACATATACAGCTTACAAATTAAATGATTGTAAAGTCAAAATAAATAATCCATCATTCGCAGCACTATTAGCATCTGGATCAGCTAACGCAGCAAATGAATTAGTAATAGAAAATAGCGAGTTCGTTTATTCAGGGACAAACTCACTATCTTTAAAAGCATATACAAATCAAAATCACATACGTAACTTTGTTAATACAGACAATACCTTTAAAAATATCGTTTTACAATAAATCTAAGCTGGCTCTTTTGAGTCAGCTCTTTTTTTATTTCACATCTACTCATGTTGTTCATCCTCATTATACCCGAACTTATGTTCTTTTGGAAGCTTAAAAAAACGACTCATAAGAGCCGAATTATATATCTTTCCAAGTTCTATAATTAACTATGTCAGCTATAGAGCTTCTGCTTACTTTGAATCGTTCAGATAGTTTGTACTGCGATAATCCTTGTTCAGATAACATTCTAATTTTAATTACATCATCTTTAGTTAATTTTGAACGATGATTTTTTTCCCCTTTTTTAGAATCAGAAAGTTTCTTTCTGTATTCTTCAGTGTTTCTCTTCTCATTTATACCCTTTTTTATATTCTCTTTTGCTTCTTCAGACATTGTATAATCTTTTTTACCCCAAAACGGATGCCCCTGTTTAGAAGCACCCATTTTATTTCTGGTTTCTGTGGAAAATTTTCTGCCTTGTAAAGATTTACTTATCTTATGCTTTGTTTCTTCTGAGTGTTTAAATCCTTTTGGCAACATTAGATATAACAGCACTCCTCAGCATAGTGATTCGCTTGTTCTTCTGCATAAGCCGTTTTATATAATTTCCATCCCATTGTTTTCATTTTTTTAAACTCTTCTTCAAAGCAAATAATGACAGTAGCATCTCGGTAAATAACATAATGTTTCATTTAAACACATCCCCTTTTGTTTGTTATTTCTTGGTATAAGAATATCATTTTCAACACAGATGGTCAACATACATTAAAAAGTTATGGTCGTTTTTCGTTCGACAAGCTTTCAACAAAATAAAAAGCCAACTATAATTAGTTAGCTTTTACATATCCCAAAAGTCAGTGGATTTAGCATTAGGTTTAATCTGCCGAATAACTTTTAATATTTTCTTCATAACAGTAGGACTCGGTATGTATGCTTTATCATTACATGCTTTTGATACAGTAGGACGACTTAATTTCGCTACCTTCTCTAAATCGCTTTGTGTAAATCCATTCCGATCTAAAAAAACTCCTAATTTTGTCCGTTGTTTCCCTCCAAAATTCCAAAACAACTTAATCCCTCCCGAACTTATTTTTCAACATTTTGGTCACAAACGTAAAAAAATATTCGCGTAGAGGAAAAAGTTTTTTACATATTGTTCAAGCAATATAGAATACCTTTTACCATACCAAACAAATTACGATTCACGGTTCCAATCTGATTGCCTTTTAAAACTTCTTTTTACCTATTCCGAATAGAATTCTTCCATAGAACAATACTTCAGACATTACAAGATTACTATTTTCAATGATTCATAACCGTTTTTATCTCTTCTAATCTCCAGGGACTATTCTTGCAGAATACAGAAAGAAGGGTGGTGCAAACCTTTGATATTTGAGTTAGTAAGTTCGGCAGCTGTTGGTGGTGCAATTATTTTCTCAAAACTGCATCAAAAAGGTGTGACAAATGATGCCGCTAAGATACAGCGCATTTGCTCTAATTGTGGTTTGAAAGTAAAGGAAGGTAGAAATGTGCAAACAATACAGCTGCTTCGTAAGACAAGAAACGAGTGGGGTACAGAGTATGCATACAGAATTCCTCTTGGCCTTAGTTTCTCCGATTTCGAACAAAAGATGCAGCACTTGGAGGATGGGTTGAATCATAAGAGCAAGGTCTACGATTTTAAGTTATCAGACTTCAAATCTCTTTGTTTAAGAAAAGATATCTTAAAACAAATACAAAACATCATAAACAAGAAAAAATGCGTTAGAAAGGAAATAGAGCTGTTCTATGATGGGTTATTAAAAATACGAGTTTACGAGAAGGGGATACCTGATTTTGTGAAGTTTGAAGAAGAAATGGTGAAACAGTGCAGAGGTTGGGAAGTTCCGATTGGTTTTACCAGAGATGGATTAATAAAACACGACTTCGATTCGATCTCACACATGATCTCAGCAGGAATGACAGACATGGGGAAATCAAACGTATTGAAACTCATAATTACATCTCTTGTACGCAATCAATCAGAGAATACAAAGCTATTCCTTATTGATTTGAAGGGTGGTCTATCTTTTAACCGATACCGATTCCTAAACCAAGTCGAATCAATTGCGAAAAATCCAGATGAAGCCTTACAGACTCTAAGAGAATTGCAAACTAAACTGAATGATAGAAACGAATACTTACTAGAAAAAGGATACGAAGATATAAAAGAAGCAGGTGATCCAGTACGATACTTTGTCATTGTAGATGAAGCAGCCGATTTATCAGTTTATCCTGAGTGCCAGGACATCATTGTGGACATTGGAAGAAGGGGCAGAGCTGCCGGCTTTAGATTGCTGTATGCAACTCAATATCCGACGAATAGTGCTCTTCCATCGCAGCTACGCCAAAATATTGGGGCCCGTGTGTGTTTTAGGCTACAGACGGAAGTAGGAAGCCGTGCTGTACTGGATGAAGGCGGTGCAGAGAATCTTCCTAACATTAAGGGAAGGGCGATATACCAAACGAATGAGAAGAAGGTTTTGCAGACTGTGTACATCGATAACAAACAAATCGATAACATCATAAAGCCACATATCAACATTAGAGCCAGAAAGGAGAATGAAGATGCAAAAGCTAGTCATGAAGGAAACCAGAACCGACAACATACTTTACAGCTTGAGGAAATTGGGATTCTTGACTAGAAAGCAAATACAGGTACTTCATAATCTTGGTGGAGATAGAAACGCCTCTCGTGTAATGAAAGATCTCGAAGAATATGTATCTAGCTTTAGAGATAGTGAAAAAGTTTATTATCTCAATAAAGAAGGTCGTGAGCGTATTGGATGTAAGAAGATTCTCAAACGTTCGAACCAGTTTAGGCACTACATCATGCGAAATGATATTTACATTGCTTACGAATGCCCTAAAACGTGGAAGCAAGAAGTGAAGATGAATGTAAAAGGCGTCGTTTCAATTATTGCTGATGCACTTTTCACTGATAATGGACGTTATCACATCGTGGAGATAGACCATGAGCAGAAAATGAGTGCAAACCGTGTGAAGATGCAGAAGTACAGAAAACTAATCGAGTGCAATGTGTTTGAAAAGGCACCGAAGTTTATTTGGTACACAACAACTGAGTATAGAAGGAAGCAAATTCAGAAGCTTTGCGAGGGATTAGATTGTAACATATTTACGGTTACTGATTTCCATTAAAACTGAGGAGATGGTTCATATGACAACTGAGACAATGAGCATCAAAGATTTTATGGATGGTAACTATGGAGCAAAGAAAAAATGGAGCTTGTTCAAAAAGAAAGCAAAAAAATACGCACCTGTTGCGGTGCGAGTATCATTAGTAATCGGTAGTGCTATTATATTCAGTAATATTATAGATATTCCTCATGGGTTTGCTGCAGGTCCAGATACGGACTCAAGTGAAGTATTTAAAGATGTCCAATCGAGTGATGGGAAAATAAAGAATTATATAGATGGTCAATTATATAATCGTATTGTAAATGCATTTGAACCAGTTATCTTTTTAATCAAAGCGGTGTCCTATCCTATCGCATCCGTTGTGGCCTTATGTGGTGGTTTGTTTATCATGGTGGGGAGCCAAGAACGAGGCTTCTCATTAATATCAAGGGCAGGAATAGGCTACATTGTAGTCCAAATGATACCATTATTTATGCGGTTACTTGTCGAGATTGCAAAGGCTATATAAAAGAAAAAAGCCCTGCATATGCGGGGCTTTACTACTTATTCATTTTCGAAATTACCGCCACGTCTTAATTTCGGACGTTTTTTCTCTTTAATAACTTCTTTTTTCTCAACTACTGGAGCAATAACAGGCGTAGTTCCACTTGTATGCATGTATTGTCTAATAGCTGTCCTTACCATTTCCGCTTTACGATTACGTGGCAATGATTCCAACCACAATTTGATGTCTTTATCCAGTACATCATCATAAGACAAAAGGTACGTCTTATTCGCCATCTTCTTCGCCTACCTCAAATTTTCCGTATCTATAGAATCCTTCTACGTTCGCAGTCTGGCTTTCTTCTAATTTTGTTACTTTACCAATCCATTCTTCCAATAACTGATGAAATGTATTCGCACCGCCACCAGAAACAAGAACTTCATCGAAACGATCAAATGTTTTCCATGCATTATTTACACCATTTACAATAAAATCGTAAACTTCTTTAATTGAAGCTGATTTTTCTTCATTGAAATCGATTGGGTCCATACGTTTAGAAGCTTGGTATTCTCCACTCTCGAATACTTTTTCTAATTTGTAATCATTAATAGTAGCACTTGTTTCTTTTTTGATTTTAGACACAATCGGCTCATATACATCATGCATTCCTTTAGGAACTGAAGTTGATTCTTTATCACGACGCAACATAGAAACTACATCCAGATCTGTAGTGCCTGTTCCAATATCAATGATTCCTACAGTCATATCTTCATAAGAATCGTCACTTACAAAGCCATCTTCATCTAAGTAACGGCTCATTACTGTTCCTACTGGTTGAGCAAGTACAATTACATCGACTACATTAATCGTTACTTTCTTACCGTTTACTTCAACTTCATGAGTACCTTGGTATACTTCTTTGATTTCTTCAACTGCTTTTGTCCCAATTTCTTGACTAGGAACACCAGTTACAACTAATGCTTCATCATAACCTTTAACATTTGATTTAGCTGCCATTTCAGCTAATGCGATTTTAGACAATGTGATGTATTGGTTAGTCTTGTAACGATTTTGTTGAGCGTATGTGTTTAAAGTATTGTTTACTTTAATGATATCGTCGCCCCATACATACTCTGCGCCATCAATTTTGTAAGTTTTAAGTTTCATTTTCCCACCAGATAAAGCTTCACCTACATTAGAAGCAAATGAGTAAATAGATGGAAGTGTCTTTTTGAACACATCTGTACGCATTTTAACAGCGCCATTCCCATGATCAATTGCAAATACTTTCGTCATTTTATTTCCCCCTAGAAAATAATTAATACTTATTCATCAGTTATATAATAGTTATATATTTATGGTTTTATTTTAACTAAAAGTTGATAGAACTACAACAAATTATTGATAATTAAATTACGATTATATAACTGTTATATATTTTGATAAATTAAAATGGAGACTCTTCACCAGAATCTCCACCAAGGTTTCTTATTTGTTGCTGCTGTTTCTAAAAGTGCTTTTTGCTCCTGTGATTCTCTAATTGTCTGCATCAGTAATTGATCTCGTTTTTCTAATCTCTCATCAATATACCGCTGCTGATCATCTAGTTTCTTCGCCATTTGCTTTAATAAGTCATTCTGTTGTTGAATCATCTCTTTTAGCTCGTTGTATTGCTCGTTATGTTGCTCATTTTCCGTTATAACATTCGTATCAACCACTGACATATCTTTTTCTTTAACCCATGTCATTATTGCGCTACAAGCCTGTTTTAATGTCATATCAGGGTGTGATTTAATTTCGATTAACTTACGAAGCGTTATAACATCGTTATCTAGGAATCCACGATGGCCGTGCTCATTCTTATGAAAGTGGTATCCGTGTTCCTCGAGCATGATACAGTACTTCCTCAAAGTAGACTCTTGGATTTTAAGCATCGTCGCTACGTCTTTGCTGATATATACAGATTGAGAGCTGTCTGTTTTATCTGTCATAACACCATCACCTCGTGTTATAGCATTCGTGATGGTGGAAGGAGAATCCTTGTCTTCGTCAAAGTTCTTCAGCTAACAAAAAAAAGAAGACAAGCTTCGTGCTTATCTTCACCGCCTTGTAACTCTATGTAACTTGTATTACAATAAATATAAAATATCGACAAAAGAAAAGACATTCCCCAACCGACCAAAGTTTTGGAATGCCCTCTCTACCCAGAAGCAGCTTCTTGTAGCTACTTGTTTTTAAATTGTTACCATTAGTGTACATTTTTTAAAACAAAAATGCAAGAGGCTTAGTTTCCTATAATCTAATTTAGGAAACAGGCCTTTTTTCTTTTGTCCTCGAGGAGGATTAGTAAAGTGATAGATACTGAGAACAACATGAATGAAGTGACTACAGGAGAACCTTTAGAAAAAGGAGGATACTTCGTCGCTTACAATTATGTGATGCGTAATGCCATGAAAGTATTTGAATTGAGTCCTGGAGAATTTGCTTGTTTGACTATGCTTTTCAGTTATGCTGGAGCAGATAAAAATAAATGCTTTCCAGGACAAGAAAAACTTGCTAGCGATCTGAATACAACAAAAAGAACTGTAATTAGGTATTTAGAAGGATTAGAAATCAAAGGGGCAATTATTACATACAACAGATACAACAAAAAGAATATGAAAACAAAAAATATATACGACTTGTCACCTTGTTTAAATAAGATTCGTGAATTATTTACAAAAAAAGAAGACGAACAATTCGTCGTAGTTCGTAAAAAACAGCGAAACGAACGTAGTGACAAATCTGACACTACCGAAAACATAACTTCTCGAAAAAACGAACCCGAAAAAGTTGCGATAAATCCCGAAACGAACGTAGTGACAAAATTGTCACCACCAGAACGACGGACAGGACAAAATTGTCACCCTACAAATAACAATATACAAATAACAAATATAAATAATATAAAAGATATAGATGATGATAAGGCGAACTCCGTTCATCTAACATACACCGAAGAAGAATTACATAACATTATCGAAGGTTTACGTGAAGTAACGAAAAACGAACTTGCAAAAAGATCCTTTGATTCTGTAGTTCGTAAAGTTATGGACAAGCACAATCAAGGGAAAATAAAAACAAGTTTTAGAGATTACCTTGTAACGTCTTTAAATGCCAAAATAGAAGAGTTAGAACTCCGTAGAGTAAAAGATAAGGCTAAAGAGGTAATACGTAATGTAAAGGAAACTGAGAAGCCTACGGCTTATACTGGCAAAGTTCCTATATACAATTGGTTAGAAGAGGATAAATGATTAATGACTTTTGAATTTTATTTTATCAATCAGATATAGTACGTGAAATTTAATAAGTTAACTATTTGTTTTATACAGCCAACGTTTTATTCTACAATTGAATAGTACATTAATATCTAAGGGGAAGATTCTATGACTAATAATCTTATAGGGGAGAATTGGATAGATGATTTTATTAAAACGGATGCATTTTCAGAGGCTTTAGGTATGATTTGGCGTAATGGATATGAATCAGCAGGATATTTTCAATTTACTCATAAGTCACAAGTAATGGTGAAGAAGTTTGCTGATTTCTTCGGGAAAGAAACAAAGTCAAGATATCGTGAAGATAAAGGGTATGTAGAATGGTACACACCTATGAAAAGTAGTCACCCGTTTATCAGAAAAGCTAAAGAATTAGGTTGGACACCGATACAAGAAAAATCGAGAGCGTTTCCTAAAGGTGAATTTAACAAAGAAGTATTTGTTAAAACATATATTTTAATGAGGCACGACGTAGGTATTATGAGAGAGAAAAGACCTAAAAATAAGATATACATTAGACCTCGTTTGCGTATTCATGGATCTACAGATATTTTAGAGCATTTAAATGAGTTTTTGTTTGAGGAACTAGGGATAAAAAAGAAGAAGTTACAGACTGACAAGAAAATATCAAAAGCAAAAACGTTATATTTCCAATCATACAAAGATATAGAGAGTATTTTAAAATATATTGGTGCTTCAGAAACATTAGAAATTTTGTATTCATTTGATCTAGGGTTTCATGATGCTGATGAATTTGAAGAGATCCACCTACAGAAATAGGTGGGTTTTTTAATACATAAAGAAAAGACACCCTAAGGTGCCTTCCTCCAACTTGAACCACTCTACTTTTAATAATATATATTGAATTCCCATCCAATAACCATTTTACCATATTTATCTATATTGGTTATTGAGAAAATAAAAACCACCCTTTCGAGTGCCTATATTATTTCACTACTTTATCCATAACTTCTTTATATTTATTAAACTCTTCATCTTTCATATCACCGTTCATTTGCACAAGGAAATTCCCTTTAGCGTATGTATGTGAGAATAACATTTGATTTGAGTTACTTAAATCATCATAGTATTTCTTCGCTTTCTCCAAATCTTCTTTTTTACTAAACTCGAATACACGGCCGCCTTTATCGTCACCTAATTTTGGTGTAAGGATACGTTTCCCCTCTTTACGCATGTTCCCAAACTCTTTTTGTGGTAGATCTGTAGCATTTTCAGCTTCTAATCCTGCCTTCTTAAATTCGTTAATTAATGAAGTTGTAGTAACTGGCTCTTCTTTCTTTTTCGCCTCTTGTTTTGGTTTCGAATCATTAGAAGAAGTGCTTGCTTTATCGTTAGATCCACACGCCGTTAATCCCATAAGTAAAGCACTACATGTTAAGGCTGTTAATAGCTTTTTGCTCATTATTCTGTTTCCTCCAGTACCCAAATGTAAGATTTCTTACCCAAGCATAACAAATCTGGTTACGACTATCTTGTCGTATTTTGTCGAAGGAAATAAAAAAGAGAGCCGAAGCCCTCGATGGTAAGAATGGTCAAATTATGTCAAATTTTACCACTATTCATTGGAAAACTTTTCCCCTACAATGGAATCAAATCAGAACGTATCTTTGTTGTCTTTAATCATTTTGATGAACAATAAGACTTGCCTACAAAAACGTTCCCTCTGAGCTTCATTTAACACCCCATATGTCGATTGGAATTCAGAAAGGACTTCTTGTATATACTCGTCTTTAAATTCATTAGAAAAGCCACAAAGAACGTCTAACGATACATTGAAAAAGGAGGCGATATTAGCTAGTGTCTCGAGATCTGGTTGAAACCTGCCAGTTTCCCAATTTTTGATTTGGCTTTGACTCAAATTAAGCTGTTCAGCTAATTGCATTTGGGTCAAATCACGAGATTTTCTTAACTGTTTTAAAGTTTCGCTAAAAAGTATCATAGTAATTAGAGTATAGATATTAAAATATCATACTACTACAATAAGTTGTTTTACTAACCGTTATTATTATGATAGTCATAAAACAACTAAAATATAAATAAAAATAGAACAAAAGTTCGATTGTGTGGTAAAATATGCATATGGGTTCTTGAAATAAGAAAAATGTATAATTGCATATTTAATTCCGTAAAACACGAGAAACGTTGATATATAACGTTTCTCAAACTTTCTCAATAATTGTCTGATAATCGTAGGACTGAATATTGGGAAATTTGTGGTATTATGAAAATAACAAAAAAACGGACGCAAAAGAAAAGACCCACGGTGTAAGTAGTGTTGGACGCACTCTTACACTGCCCCCTAACCAACCTAGGGAACATTGTCGCGGATCTTGTACATACCTATTATAACACAACTTAGAGTGATAGTGACACGTTTTCCTTTATATGTAATAAACTGGGGTTTACGTGTCTTTTTTTGTCCAAAGGGGGACAAATGTTGTGCAAGAATTATTAACTAATATGAATGAAAATTTAAAATCAAACGGTTACACTAACAGAAAACTAGCTAAACGCTTTGATGTGACACATACTACGGTGAATGGTTATTTCAATACAAATGGTAAATTTGATTTCATGCATTTTGTAGATGCGCTGAGATTATACAAGCCGAATGATGTAGAATTTCGTAGAAAATGGATAAAAAAGATGATACCTCATTTATCTCATAAAAACTTAAAACTAGCTCTTGAAGTGTTAGATATGTTCGGAGAGTATGAGATTCAAGATGTGGTAATGCAACAGATAACAAGTCTTACAAACAAGAAAGACGAAAAAGAAAAGAAAAAAGGGAATTCGAAAACTGTACGGATAAACTTAAACTTGGTTCCGTTATACAAAACTTTGCGAGAAAGAAGCGAAAATACAATTACTCCTAAGATGTTCTTTGAGAAAGTTGATAAAATGAGAAAAAAGCAAAAGTATACAGATAATGAGTTGGTAATATTATCAGTCTTAAATACAATATACTCTTTTTTTGATTTAGGGAATTACAAGATGGTTAATGAATATATCCAGCAATTATTACCTGACATTCTAAAAATCAAATGCCATACCTTAAGGGATTCATTTTTATTAAGAATAAAAGAAATGAATGTTTTCGTGGAATTACACGAAAATAATTTAGATAAAGCTCGTAAATTATGTTTTGAAATAGTTAATGATGAAACGAATTGTTATGTTAGCACAAAAGCAGTTGCATACTGTAAAGCTGGGGAAAGCTATGTTTTTTCTGATTATCAAAGAGCGAAAGAATATATGGAGAAATCATTAGAAATTATCGGTAATCCGGTGAATAGGAAGTTAGAAATAAGAAGAGAAAAAGTTTTAAATACTCTTTTGTTTTTAAGAATACATCACGAGAAAGATTTACATACCATAGACCCTGAAGAACTTGATGAAGCTGAAAAAGCGTTTTTGTATGTAAAGTTAGGTGAAAATGAAAAGGCAATCAAAATTTTACAAACTTTACTAAATAAAAACGGGTATCTTAGTAGTTTTCAATTGTACTATATGGGCCTCGCGGTTGGAGGAGAAGAAGGGAAGAAGTATCTAGAAATGGCTATAGAAAGCTTTTCTAAATCAGGCGATTTTTTCTATATTTTCCTACCAAAAGAAGCCCTGAAATGTTATAATTGAGGCATATATAAAAGGTGGTGAAACACTTGAAAACAAAGCTTATCAAAGCGATTTTATCTATCGCTGCTGTAGCGTGTCTTTCTGTGACAGCTTTCCAATTTACAGATCGAGAAGCTAACAAAACACAAATATCGAAGTATATGGTTGATCCAGGCCCTGGTGGCGGTTAATAAATATATATAAAATGACAGTGTCGAATTTGACACTGTCATTTCTGCTTTATAGGGAGTGGAAACATTTTGACAGAAACGACAAAAACTTTCCACTTTGTGAATGGTATATAAATTATTAGGATACAGGGGGACTTATGATGACAAAAGAGCAATTATTAAAACAGGCGGCAATTGAATGGTTATTAAAAAGCGGTAACGATGATGTAGAGGAATTACTAAAAACAGCTACATTAAGTACATATAAAGAAGAATAGAGAAAAAAGAAAAAAGACTTACCGATATTGGTAGTCTTTTTGTTTATATACTATTATTTTTTTGCTTTTTGGTACTGAACAAACATTTCTAAGTGTTCAAAAGCTTTGTCTTGATCTGCATCGCCTAATTCCGCGATTAACCTTTCAAGTTTTTTAGCCATTTCAGTTGCTTTATCATCTTCTTCTTTTGTTAAACGAGAATCTTCAGAACGTCCTAATAAGTAATCTGTAGTAACTTTATGATAATCAGCTATCTTCTGTATTAGTTGTAAGTCCGGTTCATTACGATCGTTTTCAAAGTGAGAATATCTAGCTCTAGAGATTTCGATCCCCTTAGCAACCTCTTCCTGGGTCCTGCTACCTCTCAACTCTTTTAACTTTTCTCCGAATGTCATTTTATATAATCCCCTCTCGCACCGTGTCAATAAATAATATTATAACTACATTATAGATACAAATTGTATCACTTTAAAGTCTTTTCGTAAAAAAGATATAAAATGTATCAAAAAGGGTTGACGATACATAATGTATCAGATATACTACAGTTAACGATACAAAACGTATCAAACGGTAGGTGATGAAATGAGGAAAAGAGTTATAAACGAACGCACAGCAAGGAATTTAACACAAGAAGAATTAGCTGTTGCTTTAAATTTATCAGCAGTGTTTGTTCGTAAGATAGAAAAGGGTGAAAGGAACCCTAGTGTCAAGACAATGAAGAAATATCAAAGCTTTTTCGGTGTCAGGGTAACAGATTTGTTCCCAGACATTTTTAATGACTTTGATGATACAAAATGTATCAAAGATACAAAACTTATCGGGTAGGGAGGAAGGAAAATGAATCAATTACAAGTTTTCAACAATAAAGAGTTCGGCCAAGTTAGAACAGCGGTACAAGGTGAAGATACATGGTTTGTAGCTAGCGATGTGTGCAACATCTTAGGAATCAATAAACAAAGAGATGCTTACTCTCGTTTAGATGAAGATGAAAGGGGGTCGTTATTAGTGGACACCCTTGGAGGAAAGCAAGAAGTGAACGCAATCAACGAAAGCGGACTTTACTCACTGATACTAAGAAGCCGCAAACCACAGGCGAAAGCATTTAAAAAGTGGGTAACAAGTGAAGTGCTTCCTTCTATTAGAAAACACGGAGCATACATGACAGATCAAGCTCTCGAACAAGCGGTAACTAACCCAGACTTCATGATTGGACTTCTTACCAACTTAAAAGAAGAACAAGCAAAACGCCTTGAAGCTGAACGAAAAGTATTGCAGCAACAACCACTTGTAACATTCGCTGAAGCAGTGCAAGTGTCAACGAACTTAATCAGTGTAAAGCAATTAGCAAATCTAATGAGGCAAAAAGGAATTGATACAGGTCAAAACAGATTGTTCGAATGGTTGAGAGAAAATGGATACCTTTGCAAGAAAAAAGGAAGTCTGTACAACACACCAACACAGTATTCAATGGATTTAGGATTGTTTGAATCACAAGAATACGTAAGAACAAATAGTAAAGGCGAATTCGAAACGAAGTTCACGCCAAAAGTTACAGGGAAAGGTCAGTTTTACTTCATTAACAAATTTCTTGGTAAGGAGGCGATGTAAATGTACGACAATCCAATATCACTTTTCATCCTGGCGTTAACGATATGCAGCTTAATATCACTAGTAGTTTTGTTGGACAAGCCTATCAAACGGTGGACGAAGGATGTGAAGTGATGACAAAAGAGCAACGAGATGAATACGAACGAGAGAAAATCTTATGGATCATAAAGGATTTAAGAGCTAGGGGAGTACATAACAGCGCAGACAAAGTTGAGGAAACATACAAGTATATAACTCTAGCTAAATAAAGGGACGAGCCTTGAGTTGTGAAGGCTCAAGGCTCATTTAATAAGGGTAAAGTTGATAATTCAACTTTATAAGTCAATGATACCACAATTTTACAAAATTGACAGGCTTTTGCTTGTCGAAATATTCGGGAATTTAACGGTATCCCCCACCTAATAAAAAGGTTCCCGGATATTTCGATGCGCAAAGCATCAAAACAAAATAAAAAACCGGTTCACCCCTGAACCGGTTTGGAGAAAACAAATGTAAATTCACTACTTACATTATACCAAATGTCTTCTCCTAAAAACAAGGAGGAAGTTAAATATGAAAGATGGCGTAATTCTGATGTATTGCAAAGATGGAGTGTTATATCCAGTGGCATTAACGAATGAACAAAATGAAATGCTTCAATTCACATCACGATTATTCTCACCATTAAAAGTTGTTTTTGATAAACCGCAAGGACAAGCTATCAACTTAATGGAGGGACGTAAATATGATTGAAAATCCAATGTTAATCGGAAATCATCACGATTCATCAGCAAGAGACTTCATCGAATATTGTTGCGGTTGTGAAGGTGAGATCTATTACGGTGAAAGCTGTTTAGATTTTGATGGCGATTACTTGCACACAGAAACAGAGTGCATCAAACAATATGTAGAGTCTCATTCTACAAAGAAAGTGGCAGGTGAATGATATGGGATTACAAAACAAAATTGAATCTGAAATTCAAATTCTAATGAGTTTAGTTGAACGATATAAGCAAAGTAACGAACCTAATGCATCATCGATGGTTCTAGCTTACGAATACGGATTAAAAGCACTTATGGAAGTGTATGAAGCTAGTAAGCAAGTAGAAGTAGCACCATTTTAAATGAGAGGGAGATTAATATGACAACTGAAAATTACTTTTCTAAATTAGCTCAAATAGATTGCTCGGAACACGTTGAAAAGAAAGGTCGCTTTAGCTACTTATCGTGGGCATGGGCAGTTAAAAAGCTTCGTGAAGTGGATCCGACAGCAACATGGGAAGTAAAACGATTTGATGGCGTTCCTTACCTTAAAACAGAATGCGGTTACTTCGTAGAGGTTGAAGTAACTGTTCAGGGATTACCACTAAGCCAGATTCATCCGATACTTAACAATCAAAATAAGCCGATTGCAGAGCCTAACAGCTTTGACATTAACACAAGTATTCAACGTTGCTTGGTTAAAGCAATTGCCTTACACGGATTAGGATTATACATCTACGCTGGTGAAGATTTACCGGAAATACAAGAAGATCCAGTTTCTTCACAGCAAGTTGGAGTAATTAAATTAAACATTAAAAAGCTCGCTACTCTTCGGAAAGTAGATGAGGATACGATAAAAGGTCATTTAAGCATTGCAGAAATTACAGAGTTAACAAAAACACAGGCTGACGAAGTGATTAAAAAGTTAACGAAGTGGGTTAAGCAAGCTGAAAAAGAAACAGAAGAATCAAAGGAACAACCGCAAACAGAAGCATCTTAAAAAAGCGAGGATTGAGCAATGGAAACTGTTACTATTCATCGTTACCAATACAAAGAGATTATCAAAGCTGTTAGAGAGAAGGAGGATGCGGGGTACGAACATGTTACCCCGATCCGCAAGATACAAAAGGATGGAAAGATTTATCACAATGCAAAACAAAAGATTAATGGCATTACAAATAAGAAAACATTTTTATATGAAGGTCAGTATGGGAATGTCGGTTACATGTGTGTAATGAGGAAGGTGGAATAATGACAGAAACTTTATTCGATAAAAGACGCGGTTTCTTCATGGTAGAAAACGACGTTATAGATAATGGAGACTTAGATGTTTATGAATTTAAAACTTATGCAGTGATTTTACGCCATGCGAATAAAGAAACGCAGTCAGCTTTCCCGTCTCTTAACACGCTTGCTAAAAAAGTAGGATGTGGAAAGAAAAAGATTGTTGAGTGTATTAAATCCCTTATTGATAAAGGGTATATAGCGAAAATCATTCGAAAAGATGAAAAGGGAGATAATTTATCTAATGTTTACCACATTTTACAGACACCTAGTATCTCAGAGAAACCAGGGGTAGTGTCTGAGGGAAACAAGGGTAGTGTCTCAGAGAAACTAGGGGTAGTGTCTGAGGGAAACACTAACAATACTAATCTTAACAAAACTAAATTAACAATAAATAACCCACGTAAAAACGTGAGTGATAGTTATTCTGAAGACTTTGAAAACCTTTGGAAAACCTATCCTAAAAAGATTGATAAGAAACAAGGATATAAGTCTTTCAATGTAGCTCTAAAGAAACATTCAGTTGAAGTCATTATGTCTGGTGTAAAAGGATACGCAGATCATATTAAAAGAAACAGAACAGAAACAAAGTTCGTAAAGCATGCATCTACCTTCTTTAATAACGAATGTTATCTCGAATATGTAGAACAACCTAAATCACCAGTACCTAATAAACCGAAGCAAACAGCTATTTCTATTGATAATTTACTTGATTGAGGTGTAACAGATGGATAAATACCAGGTTCATTACGAAAACGAATGCTACAGTCTCGGTATGATGATGCGAGATAACAGTTTAATAGATGAAACAAGATTAAAACCGAAACATTACATTAATCCTCATAATAGAAACCTATTTAAAGTGATGAAGGAATTACGTAATGAGGACAAGCCAGCGGATATGAACTCCCTTGCTCAAGTCGGAGAAAATAGAATGGCAACGTTTGGCGGTGTAAATACATTAAGTAACGTGTACGGATTAGGAGTATTAAGCCACAACTTCAAATTCACGCAAGACAAAATGATCGAGTTTATTGCAATCGAGGAAGCTTTGGGTGAGGTTGAAAACTTTAGAGAGAAAACAAAATTTGTTCACAGCTCTAAACAACTGAATGAGCTAATATCCAAGATTAATAACGTACAAGTTGCAACTATAAAGCCGCAACCTTCGTTTAAAGAGAAGTTACAAATGAGGGTGCAACAACATAGCCAAATGCCAGAACAAGGCTTGAGCGGAACGCCAACAGGGTTTACGAGTATTAACAAAGCACTAGACGGATGGCAACCATCAGACTTGATAATCGTAGCTGCAAGACCATCTGTTGGTAAGACAGCATTTGTATTAGAGACGATGAGACGCGGAGCGAAAGCGAGCAAAGATTATATGGGAACATTCTTCTCGTGTGAGATGGACGAAACGAAGATCATTGACAGATGGATTGCGACAGAAGGTAAAATTCCAGTCGCTACAATGAATAATCCAAACAAATTCTTCAATGGTCGCCAAGAATATTGGGAGAAGTACCACAAAGCATGTGGAGAACTTGCGGAACTTAATATAAATGTTCGCTCTGAAAAGGGGATTAATGAGATCCGCGCGGTGATTCGCAAAACTGTAAACGAAAATCCAGGTAAAAAGCACTTATTTGCGATAGATCACTTAGGACATGTAGACATTGATGAATCCTTTGACAGTAACCATTTGAAGTTTACATACATCATGAAACAACTGAAAGATATGCAGAAAGAATTTAACGTGCCTATCATCCTTGTAGCGCAATTAAATCGTGCGGTAGAAGGTAAGCAAGACAAAGCACCAACAATGTCGGATATAAGGGAATCAGGAAGTATAGAAGAAATTGCAGATGTAATTATCTTCCCGCACCGTCCAGCTTATTTTGACAGGGAGCAAAGAGAAGCACAAGACATTCACGACGTGGAGTTGATTATTGCAAAGAATCGTAACGGATTTGTCGGAACGTTGCCGTTCCAATTCGTTAAGAAGACAAATCTGTTCCTCGATAAAGGAGTGTAAACAAATGACAGTTATGGATATGTATACAGAAGCGAAGAAGGACGGAATCGTAAGTGCTTGGCTACTAATTGAATACCTTGTATTTGAGCGAAAAGCAGTCACATTTGCTGACGGAGTGGACAAGCTAGAACACTTCTTCGAAGACAGATTTCGAAACAAAATGAATGAGTATTTAGCGGATTACATGATACAGCGCGGAATTAGCGCAGCAGCGTAAGGGTGATGAGGAATGGCAAAGGATGAGGAAAAGTTAAAGGATCTTTATACGAAGGCGGCAGGATTGAATGAGGAACTTCCAGGGGATTTGCTACAAAAACTCAAGATATACGGAGATATCCTTTCTATAACAGGAAAACTTCACGCTTCGGCATTAAGTGACTGGAAAATGTCAGAAGCAATTCGAAAGGAAACAATAGCGAAATGTTTCACTTTTGATCCAGAAGGAACAGCGAAAGAACGCGAAATGAAAGCGGAGTTTGCAGCAAGTGACCATCGTAAGAATGAAGCACAAGCAGAAGCGGCATGCATGAGATGGAAGAACGCCTATAATTCAACATCAGAAATTATAAACATTTTGAAGATACAACTAAGGGATATGAAAGATATTGACAAGGGCGGAATTTAGGGGGAAAGGATATGCCAACACTTATATCTGAATTGCAAAAAGAAGACTACACAATTGAATCTCAGCAAAGAAAGTATATGAAAAAGGCGAGTCGTAACTTGTATATCGCATTAGAGGAAGCGAACCTGGTATTTGATGAGAGCGAAGTAATTCAATTCAAGGAAATGTGGAAGGAAGGACATAACATCATTGAAATAGCGAAGCAGTTGGGAAGACACCAGTTAGAGATTGCGGTTCTTATTCTGGATCAAGCGGATAAAAATAAAATCCAATCAAGACCAATAGGGCTAGGAGCATGAAACAGTTAACGATTGATGATGTGGTAGGGAGTTTTGATTACAGAGCAACTAGCACAGCAGATAAGTTTTTGAATCGTGATACAGGCATCATAACATACGAGGTTCATTTCTATGACAAGGAAGAAAGACAGCGGATAGATTGGTTTGATACGAATAACGAAAAGGAAGCCTGGAGTGCGGCAGTTACAGATCATGGGCGTGGCATTCAGAAGATTGGGATATTTAAGTCGAAACGGAGTAGAGCGGAGATTATGGAGTTGGATTAGAAAGGAGAATATCTTAGAAATGAAAATGAATTATCAAGTGCCTACAACTAAAGAAATCCAACAAGCAGAATCAATTGGAGTTAGTAAAAAGTTACTTGATCAAAGGTTACGCCAAGGGTGGTCAATGGAACGAGCAACAACATCTCCAGTTGGGACAAGCTATGAAGGCAGAGAAAAACACACGAAAATGCTCAAATTAGCTAAGAAAACAGGTATTAGCGAATCGACATACTATCGTCGCCTCAGAGAGGAAATGACACCGTACAAGGCTGCTACAACACCAAAAGAAGGATATAAAAAGTACGTTATGCTCGCTAAAAAGAATGGAATCGAACCTAAAACATTTTACAAAAGAGTTGAAAGAAAGATGGATCCGTTAGAAGCGGCAACAAAGCCTTTGCGAAAGCGTAAGAAAGTCAGTTAGGAGGTTCAAACTTGGAGGAAGAACAATTGACTGAAGTGGATTATGAGATTGCTTTAACAAACGGGATATCTAGAAAAAGAGCGTTGCAACGAGTTAATCAATTGTATTGGGATAAGGAACGCGCTATAACGGAGCCCGTTGGGAAGAACCGATATAAAGGTGGAAGAGATAAGAAATATGGGGAATGGGTAAATATCGCCGAAAGTAACGGAATGCACCGAGATACGTTTTACAAAAGAGTAAAAAAAGGAATGTCTTATCAAATGGCAGCGACGAAGCCGCCTGGTAAGCAAGGGAAGAAGAAAATCAGCTAGGAGGACAAGCCATGACAACGAAGGAACGAACGCTAAACGGGTTCTGGACGCATAAACGAACGGGTAAATACATTGTAGTCAATCGAGTGACGAAATTTGGCGAAGCCTATGCGCGGCATGTTGGCAAGAACACGAAGACGGTTAATAAGGTAAGGCTCAGAATATGGACGGATGATCTGAAGGAAGAATATGTGAAAGGGATGAGATGAATGACATTATCAGATAGAGTTTTACACCAAATTGCCGGAGAAGTTTTCTGCTATATCCAAACAGATTCTGAAGTGAAAGAAGTATTACTTTGCAGTGATTTGTTTGATGCTATAACAACTGATGGTGAGGTTATTACAGAAGAAGATAACAAAAAGATTTTCAATATAAATAGATGGAATTGTGAAGAAGAAAACATCTGGGAAAACGTGATTATACATCGGTTCGATGATATGGACTGCATGATTAGTTTTGAAGAATTGTAAGGAGGAACAATGGACAGGAAACAAATTTACATCGACGTTCTACTACATAAAGGGATTTACAAGGAAGAAGATACAGGACGTCAGCTTTATGAAATGAGTGAGCAGGAGCTATTCGAATTACTAAAAGGAGATGGGGAGAATGAGAGAGATTAAGTTTCGTTATACATTCAAACATATTGGAACAGGAAATATAGAGAAGAAGATTTACACGTTAAAACAGTTGGAGGAACGTAATGTAAGTGAATTATCACCATGCTTTAACAAGGAATTTGGATATGAACTAGTTAGCAGGGATCAATACACAGGATTAAAAGATTCAAAAGGAAACGAAATTTACGAGGGTGACATTGATTTGGATGATTATAATAACCTTTCAGTAATTTGCTATATCGAAAAGTACGGAGCTTATTGTGCGGTTCCTTTGGAATTGTATCTACATGAAGACTATGAAAATGAAGTGGTATATGAATATGGATACGATTGTTATTTCCATAATGTAACCCCAAAAAAATACTTAAATATTGTCGGGAACATATATGAAAATAAAAATTTGTTAGATGGGGGTAACTGAGAATGAAAGAAGCGATTGAAGAGTTTATAAAAGGATTACGCGAATCGGCAATAGATAGCAGGAAAGACGCGGACCAAGCATTTGAGAATGGCGATTTAGGGCTAGCCGGATTCCATAGAGGGCAGTGGCTAACGTTAGAAGATACAGCAACTGTATTAGAGGATATCTTATCAGATTACAAGGAGGAAGAACAATGAAATATACAGAGCATGGCACGTTTGAAGTAACGCAATTATTAGCAGAAACGAAGGAGACTGAACGAAATGGCAACTAAGATCATTATTTATACGGGTAATAATTGCAGCAAGTGCAAAAGGGCAAAGGAGATGTTGAAGAATTGCCCAGTTGAGGTTGATATTGAAGAATTAAATGTTGATGAGATTCCAATGCATAGAAACGTATTGACTAAAGTTTATGAATCTAATACTTTACCAACTTTTATTATAGGTGAAAATGTATATCGAGGTTTTGATGAAAATATCGGAAAAATTATGGGGCATTTAGGACTATAAAGGGGTGTTCGGATGAAGAAAGAAACCAAAATACAGGTTGAAGGTGAAATTGAATCAGTAGAGAGTGAGATTCGCAAAATGGAATATCACTTAGTGGGATTAGATAACGAGAAACGGAAGACGAAGCTTTCATTGGAAGTGTTGAAGAAACAGAAAGAGAAATTGAAAAGTTACTTATAAGGAGTGGACAAGCATGTTAAACATTAAAAAGATTTTTGAAGCGCAAGATAAATTAGATCGTAAGGTTGTTGAGGTTCATGGATTAGAGGGACAAAACCTAACTAGTGATGTGACACAGGCGTTATATACGGAGTTAGGGGAACTTTCCAATGAGATTGGGTTCTTCAAGTATTGGAAGAAAAACAAAAAGGATGATAAAACGCGTAAGTACGATGAGTGGGCGGATTGCATGCACTTTATGGCGAGTTTAGGTAATAAGTACGGGCATAGTGAATTTGTGTTATCTGACAGAGGTATTGAGGCGCTAGAAATATCAATGCAAACATTAGAATTCAATACTATAAGATACCATCAGTTATTTGAAGAAATTTATACAGCAAATATGAGTAGCAAAGTTGGTTACACCTATGCATTAAATGCACTGTTAGCGATTGGTGTGAAAATGGGAATGACATACAGGGACATGGAAAAGGCGTACTTCGATAAGAATCAAGTTAACTATGAGCGGTTAGCGAGCGGATATTAATACAAAAGGAGCAACAATATGAAATGGTTATTTTATGTATACATTCTTCAAATGTGTTTAGTGCCAACGTTATCGTATCAAATCATTATGGATTTGGTTTTAAAAAACGAAGTGAATCCTTTATCGATATTCGCTTTAATTCTATTAATTTGGGCGATTCCTAGATTTAACCCTATATGGCATGAATTAATAGAAAAATGGAAGAAGAAATAATATTAAATTTGAATTTTATTAAGAAATGAGGAATGAGAGATGAAATATGTTGAAGAGTTAGAAACGAGTGGTTGGAATATTGCTGTAGGTGATGTTTTTAGTAATGGTATTGAGGAATTTCATTTAAAAGTTACTCAAATCGA